CTAGCAACTGTAAAGTTTTCAGCATAACCTTGAATACTTGATGCCCATTTTTCAAATGCTGCTCTGAGTTTGAACTTACTGTCGTTCATAACAGTAATAGTCCAAGGTTCAAAGGTTCTATCACCTGCAATTTTAAGTGTTCTACCTCTAAATGGAACTTCAATAACACCAATCTGAGAAGAAGGAAGATTTGCTGCACGAACAGTAAACTTACCTAGTCTAACTAAGGATGCGTTGTTAATTATTCCAGAGGGGAAAGCGAGATCTACTTGAAATAGATTAGGACGTGCAAAGTCTGAGGCGACATTCGCTTTAAAATCGTCAATTCTTCCTCTTCTTGCCATGGTTTTTAAAAATAACTCCGTCTTTTATATTTAGATAAATGAAAAATTTCAGAGCCTCTTGCGGAGACTCTGAAACTCATTTGGATTGTTTAGTTGTAATTAATTAGCGATCTCTGAGAATGCAACTCCAGTTCTGGTAGCAACAAAGGTTAGAGTGATAAAGTTAATTGTTCGTGTTGGTTTCACAAATATCTCTGCGAAAAATTCACCACGATCGATTGACTCAGCAGGGTTATTAGTTCCATCACACTTAACCAAGAAGTCGATTACACCTCTACGACCTTGAACGTCGCGGAGATATGGTTCAACAATGTTGACGAATAGACTTCTTTGTGCATCGTCGTTTTGCTCGAAGAGTTGTGATCTTGCAGCACCTGCAATAACTCTTTCGATTGTTAGGAATAGACGACGAATGTTGATTCTATCAAATGCGGATGACTGTGCTAATGCAGTCTTGTCACCGAACAATACCACACCTTGACCAGGGAATGATACGATTGGGTTAATCCTATTTGCGTATAGAGTGTCTCTCTGTGTCTTTGTAGGTGTGTATGCTAGTTTAATAGCATTTCTTAAGATACCTCGTTGGAAACCTGCTGGTGAGAACCATGGTTCAGCAACTTCAGTAGTCTGTAAGCAAAGACCTGCAACGTCACCATTACAAGGGATGTAACGATAAACATCATTATACTTGTCGTAGATGTACTTGTATCCAGAATCAAATACTAAGTAAGAAGAACTAGGAAGTTTCTTGAAGAAAGAAACCATGTTAGTTGTAATTGTAGCAGCACTACTGATTCCAATTACGTTTCCTCTACGAGGTGAACAGAATACAATACAGTCTCTTCTCTCTTCAGCGATATTTACAAGAGTTGAAATCTTGGAAACAGCAGCTGCATCATCAGCACCAGAAGGACCTGCAAGTATAAAGTCGATTGTTTGTGACTCAGGATCTTCGATTAGTTCATATGCAGTTGTAATGTCTACTTGACCTACTGAATATGTTCCACCAGATAAACCATAATCAACACCACCACTTAATCTGTAGTAGTATGATGAGTTGTTTACAGAACCTATAGTCTTGAATGTGCCAGGATAATCTGTAGTACCTGCACTAGAGCGTAGTAAGTTAAACTGTCTAGCAGCAGCTGTTTGACCCCAGTTACCATCAGATGCTGATGAAGTTGCATTAAAGAATCCTGTCTCGTGCTCTGCCCAGTATATGTAAGCTGATTTTGCTTTTAATACGTTTGGATAGTAGTTAGTCTCTCCAACAGATGTTTTTGCATCAGATGCTTTAGAAAGTCCAACAAATCTCTCAAGTAAAGCACCAGGTGTTCCACTGACTTTACCGTCAACATCAAGAACTAAAACGTGCATCTCGTCTCTATGTCCACCTTGTTGTGTAGCATATAGAGAAGTGCCAGGTCTAGGAGCAACGTTGATCCATTTTACGCCAGGTAGATACTCACGCTCTGAATACTCATCTCTTACTGAACTGACTGAAGCAGCAGTTGAGTTAGTATCTGAGATTGAATCAGAAGCAGCAAAGTCAATGCTACCTTTGTTTAATCCGACATACACACGACGCTCAATACCAGCAGTTGAGATAACAGCAGTATTAGTTGTGCTTTGAGTCATTGTCTGACCGTCAGCAATAATACCTGTGATACCACCAGAAGGCATTCCGATTTCTATTTTCTTATTCTCTTCATCTACTGCGAGGACATTAACTGTTTGTGCTGATCCAGAGATGGAGATCGTTGCAGTTGAACCTGCAGTGATTGTTCCAACAAATGCATCAACTGTTAATACGATACTATACTTGAAGACTTTACCAGCAGCACCTGATGTTGCACTTACTGCTTCATCAGCCACATATTCGTGATCGTTACCAGATCCAGGTGCAGGAACGACCAAGATTTGATCAGGTCCAGCGTCTGTAGTGAATACAGCGATTGAGTTACCTTTAGTACCTGCTGTGCGAGAAACCCATTTGAATGAGTTACTTGCTGATTCGTAACTTGTTTCGTATTCTAATAAATTCTTGATTAATGGTGGAGTTCCAGAATCTGTAGCGTTTTTTAGGGATGAAGATGTTACGCGAATTGCTTTTAAAGTTCCACCGTAAGACAAGAACTGAGCAGCTGAATACCAGTACTCGTAGTTATAATCGTTTGGTTTTCCAAAAACGTCTGCTAATTCTCTTTCTGAAGCGATGTCAACGATCTCTTCAACGGGTCCCAATTCAAACGGTGCTGCAAGAACACCAATGTTCGCACTCGCTACGGTTGTTACTGTAGTTAAATCTCTTTCTTGAAAAACTACACCAGGCGAGGATTGATTGACTGCCATGTTTAATGTCTCCTAGTATGTGCCAGTATCGGTTGTCTAAGATTATTTATATTTTTGAAACGTCACCTAAACTCCCACATATATGACTTGTCTCCATATTCCGCGACTTTCCAGACATCTCCCTGTGCATCTTTGAACTGATCCTCTTCAAAACCATCAGAAACAAATCCAAATGGAGCCATGTCTTGTTCTATAGCATCTCGTTGATCATCATATATTCTTTGTCTTACATCATTATCATGCATCTCTTTAAAGTAAGGTTGCATTGCCATCCATGAGAAAATAACCAAACACATTGCTAGGTCATCATTACACCCTTCTTCTGCAGCAAATGATTGACCTTTCTGAATGAATGTAGTTAGTTCCGCAATGGTATCGTAATCATTGATTGATAACTTATCTTCTTCTATTAATGCTTTTAGATTAGAACATCCAACTTGTTTTGCTGCTGTAGACATTTTTAAACCAAGTTGTGTCTTCTTACCAGAGAATCCTTGACCAAGTTGTTGACCTGCACGTCCTCTCATTGAACACATGAGAAGGTTCTCGTACTCTAAGTCATATTGAATGATGTCTGCAACCTGTCCACCTATATCATTTACCTCACATAATATGTAAGCACCATTATAGTTCTTGGCTACATCAACAACTATATTAGGAAGAACAATAGGTTTCACTTCATTGTTTCTATACCTTGCTACCATTTTATATGGTAATGTCGTTGTATCAAACACCACGAATGCAGAATAATCATTACCAATACCACGAGATACGTCCACAGTAACAATGTAATTATGTTCTTCTATCTTGTTTTCATATATTGCTAGACCTCTATTTTCCTTTATTGGATCATGATAAGGCATTGTTCTTAGTTTACTTGGTGCTATTAACGTATCTACAGATCCCAAGAACTCACATTCAAACTCAACTCTAAACTGTTGTTCTGATGTGTTTTTAATTGTTTGTTCTTTCCATACCTCATCACGACCTGGCACTTCAGACCAATGAACTTCAGTTGGGACGTATTCATTAGTTCCACGCTCTGCATCATGCCAGAGTTTGTAGAACATGTTCATTCCGTGAGGAGTAGATATGATAATAACTTTTGTAGACTTACCTGAGGAGATAGTTGGATAAACAGAACTAAAAAACTGATCAGCGATATGATTTGGAATGAACGCGAATTCATCCAAAAATATAATGTTAAACGACATACCCCTAACAGCAGAAGCAGAAGTAGATGCAGCCATGATCTTACTTCCATTCTCCAATTCCAATGATCCTCTGTTCCATTGGAGGATTCCTTGTTGGAGGTATTTGGGGAGACTTTCATAACTTAGTTGTAAACGTTGTAGCATTTCACGAGCAGTCGCTGCTTTGTTTGCAAGGATTGCTACGTTAACATTAGGATTGAATAGAACATACCATAAAAGATATGAGGTAACAATAGTTGATTTACCAGACTGTCTTGGTAGTTTTGCTATATTAAATCTATAGTCATGGAACTTTGATACCATCTCTTCTTGGAAATGATACATGTCAAACGGAATCAAACCTTTGTCTAGAGATACTATCTTAATATAATTCCTGATAAAATACACAGGATCTTCAGAACACTTCAGTACTTCCTTAACTTGTTTCTTAGTAAATTTCTGAGAAACATTTGCTTTTTTTAAATTAGGATTACCTAAGTATTGCTCAGTGCTTGCCATTTTGGTTTGTCAAATAAAACGTCATTGATGTATTCGTCTGCCCATTCGGGATCGAACCATTGACTAAGGACTGCTTTAGTCTTTGTATTCTTCCTTTGGGAAGTGCAATACCAACACTGGTCATCAATCCTTTTCATAGTATTTATCCATTGCATATCGAAGACAGCGTTTTCTACTATACCTCTATAGAGGTTAAGGGTATCTTTAATCATATCCAAATACATTTGTTTTTCCTTTTCAGTCTTGATACGAACGAACTTACACCCTTCTGAAAATATCTCTTCACCCCATTGTGGTAAAATTCTATCCTCTTCAAAATTATACTTAAATGATATATCTTTGAATAGTTCCATTAATCTCTCCGTGCCACACACAGGTGATAAATCTATGATTGCAGCAGTAATTACTTTTGGTGTTTCTACAATATCGGCACCAAAAATGGGTATAGGATAATCTACTGAAGGATACAATACACAATGCATCACTTCTATATTATCCGTATACCCAGTTTCTAAATGCATCTTTCTCAGTTTTTTACTCTGATGCATTTCATTCATTATGAATACTTTATCGTTCTCAACAATAGGATATTTGTTCTCCATAGACTTGACATCTGGAAAACTCCTTAATTCTTTTCTAATATAATTAGATACTTCAGCCGTCAGACTTGTCACTTTTTCTCATAAAGTATTTTTGAATAACTTCAATTTGATCTTGATACTTAGCGATCATGTTTAGTTCTTCTTCGATTGCTTCTACAACGTTTGAGTGCTCACCAATACCAACAGGGTTTGTAAGATAAACTTCAACATTTGCTTTGTGTTTTGCAATATCTCCTTGTGCATGTGCTAGTAGTGCTTTAAGTAGTTGTTCTCTCATTACAGTAAAATTGCTCCAATAATAAATCCTTTAGCGAATGAAATACACAGCATTTTGTAATCTGATAATTCAAACCTGTCTTGAAACTTTTTGATAAGTCTCTTATCCCATTCAACAAATTTGTCGAAATACTTTTTCATTTAACCCTCGTTTAGTGTTCCAAATGATCTTCTTATTTCACGGAGTGCTTCAAGATTCATATCTTTCGTACCTCCATCATAAGCATGAGCATACCCCTCGGTAATCATTTGCTCATTAAGGGACACATTTGAGTCCCCGACGTAAAGCCAACCGAGTAAGCGACCATACTTACCGACACCACCAACAAGTTCAGTCCTAATAGACAACTCATCATCACCAGCGATAGTTGACTCCAACTTCTCTTTGAGCCAGTTTGTTGCATCAATTCCAAGAGCTTTCTCCTCTAAATTTCGAGTTCTTTTCTCAGGTGTATCAACACCAGCGACACGTACCCGTTCCTTTTTATATAGATCAAATCCTAGATCGATTGTAACATCTATTGTGTCACCATCAAGTACTCGGTTGATCTCTGTTATTCGGAAGTTGTAACAACTCTTTCTGTTCGGGGGTATCATTGCTCCCATCGCTCATCTCCAAAAATGACATACGAAGTATATAGTAGATATACCACGACACTATTATTACAAGTATCGCAACCATCCATACTACTCCCCAGACAACCATTATTCTTCTTTAATAACGTATTCTGATGAATGTTCCGTCAGAAGTCCTGGTAGATCTTCTTTTGCTTGCTTAATAGCATTGTATGCATCATCTGCATACTCACAAATTTCATAATGATTATTGAGGTTATCGTGATAACCTACGGTATAATGGGACATGATAGTTTCAACTCCATTTACCCTATTATTTATTTGGGTTATGGTCTTTCATACCGCCATGGTTACCATCTCCTGGCAATTTACCGTAAGCAACATATTCGATTGCTTGCATAGAACCTTCGAGTCTAGTTAGATCTCTTTCTAACTTTACATACTCATCATATGCTGCTTGAAGTTCTTGCTTTCTCTGAGACAACTGTATAGTACGTTTAGTAAAACGTTGAATGAGTTGTTCAGAAGATTCAACTGTTTTCATTCCTTTCATAATTAATCATCTAGATCTTTTAGTTTTTTCTCGACCCAATGGTCTTCATTGTTTATTCCAGCTGCTTTTACATATCTCATAATATGATCATCAATTTGATGAAAGATTGGATGTAAATCCAAATCCATATTAATATCATGAGCAATGTCTGCTACTTGGGATTCTGTTAAACAGTGGTCTGGATGTAACAGATCACAAGTTGGAATTCTTTGTTCAATTAATTCATTGAGATTAAGTCTAATCTCATAGTCACGATAGACTGGCATTTTCAAACTCCTTGATAAGGGAATCGTATTTTCTAAACATTTTATCACCTGCGATATAGCATCGCTGACGCTTCCATAAAGCCTCTATGATTAATTTATAATCATCTTTGGTGAATGTTTCGGTTGTCATCTGATAAGCTCCATTGCTTGAGATAGTTCTTGAGCGTGTTTGACCTCATCATCTCTTATTCTAATGATGTCTTGATCATCTGGATGGTTTGTCAGGTATTTCTCATATGTTTCGGCAGCATGCCATTCTACTTTCTCATTTAGATCGTAAGCAGAAATAGGAAATAACCCGTAATAAACCACCATAATCCAATAGTAGATAAGGACGAGAGATTTGGCAAAGATGCGGTCGATCCAATAATCAGCACCCCCACGAGACTCCATATGCTCAAGATGTTCCGTTTCGTTAAGTGTTTGACCAAAATGTTCCTCCATTAGTTTTATATGTACTGGTCCTCTAAGACCCATTGATTCTTTAAAATGTAATACGCTTAAAAACGCAAAATAGGGTGCACGAGCTATTTCCTCAAGCACCCAAAATCTTTGGAAGTCTCTGTCTTTGTAAAGCCAATCAATAATAGCAACCGTTATAGTTAAAACTATAGTATTGAAAGATTTTAACACTGATTTTTAATCACATCTGTACTATCTATACAAGTAATGATTACTTAATATTTGCACGACGATGTGCCCATGTTTGACCACTTGTAGATCCTTTACATGGGTTTATACAACCTTTACTTTGATATCCGTAATCTTCTAATGTATTGCAAACTAAACCTGCTAAATCATGTGGATCTCCTTCTTGTCCACTTGACCAATATAATTGTCCACCCAACCATTGTGCACCACAGGTGGGACAAGTTGATGTTAGCAGTTCCATGCTCTGAGAGACTTAGATAGTCTATCGTCGCCTGTATTATTAGATGGTTTCTGTCTCTTTCTCATGCCCTTCATTCTAGCACAGAAGGATGCCCTACGGGGGTTTCCAACTTTCTTGCTAGGTGCTTTAAGGTCAGATCCAGGATTTTCGCGTTCGTAACTTTTTCTGCCTTTTTCGTTGAGTCCTCCTGACTTATTTTTTCCTTCTTTTTTTGTCCATGCTGCTCCTTCTTCGACATTTTCAGTCTCCTCCTTCTTTACGCAACGGTTGTATTTCTTACCGAATAAAGTTTGTGAGCCTTTCTTTTCATAACCTTTCCAACATTTCATACTTTTTTCTTGAAACTCTTGGAATGAGAGATTACCTTCAAATTCTTCTTTCTTACTTTTGTTTCCCCAATTCTTTGCTCCCACTTTTCGGCATTTGACAAGTGCACCGCTTGCATAAGCACTTGGCCAAACTGAATAACGAGACTTGACCTTGTGATAACAAGCGTCTTTTTTACCTTCTGTTTGTATTTGTTGTGTAGATTCGGTTTTCACGTTGATTGCTTTCCCTTTTCTATCAGGATTCGGATCTTTTTTATTTTTACGACGGAAGGCTGCGTCTTCTTCCTTTTTATTTAGGTTTCTCTTCATTTTAGAGGAACCGCATTTAGGTTTTGTTGTTTGTCCTGGTTGTTTTGCACAGGGTTTTCCTGCATATTTCCCACCCAACTGAACCCAACCAGGGGTGCCATCAGAAGAGCGACTCTTAGAAAACCAGTCACGCAAAGAACTATCACCACTCTTGGATTTTTCATTAATTGAACCATGTCCCAAGTTCTTTTCTTTTTCTTTTCCTCTGATTTTTTGAATAGCATTGACTCTCATAATAGTTTCAACGTTGTGTTTGTGAGGTTTTTCTACAGTACTCACTTTTTCTTTCATAGCAAGTTTAGTTGCTATAGCATATTTAACATTTTTATCACCATACCTTTTCTTCATATCTCTTGAACTTATAGCATCAGCAATTTCATCACGTTTCTTTATTTGTTTCTTAGTCATTACACCTTCACTCATGCCACCTCCCCCAGAATCACCACCAGAACCACTATTATTACTATTAGAGTCACCGTTACTACCATTAGAGATTCCTGATTCTTCTGCTGCATCCTCTTGTTCAGATTTTGTAGCATCCTTTACAGAATATTTATCCCATAACCTACCACCATATGCACATTGTTTACGACTTTCTTTTTTACAACAAAGTCTACAATATCTTTTTTCTTGACCAGGTGTTTTAACGGTCATCAGTTATAATGATAGGATGGTTTTGTAGTTTTCTTTGGTAACTTGCCACTTCTGACTTTACTACCCGAAGTTGAGCCAGCACCCGTAGGGTGTGAACCTGCTCTGGATTTACCGAGAGAGATGGACTTATCTTTACTTCCTTTTTCAGTTGTGTGGAGTTTTGCAGGTTTGTTTTTATCTTTTGTAATGACAGACTCTTGACCATGCTTTCTGCCAAGACGACGCATGACCTTGCCGAAACGACGCTTGGACATTTTATCGGGTTTTGAGGTTTGATAAGAGACTTCACGACCTGTTCCTTCACCTGATGAATATTTATATTCTCCTACTCCTTTTTTATATCCTATTCCTTTTTTCTTTAAATCTTTTTCTAACCCTTTACGAGATGAACGATTCTTTGATTCATCACTACCTCTGTCTGCAGAGATGTGACCAGTTACATTCTTTTTAGACTTAGAAAGCATCCTAGCAGTAGGATTACCTTCGACTAAATTGATAAAATCTTTATAGTACATAACCTTTAATTGATCTTGTAAAGCAAGTTTATTAGCAGTAAGTGTCATAACTTCTTTATCACGCTTACCATATAGTCTTTTGAATCTATGACTACTCTTATTCTTCATACCACGGATAATTCTTTCTGCCTCTTGATTGACAGGACCAAGTTGAGAAGCCCCAAATCCTTGAGGCTTTTCTCTACCTAAATCTTTTTTCCGTTCGTTTAACATTAGCCACCGACGACTTGAATTTCTTCAACGACGATTGCTCCAGAACCTGCAGTGATTTTAACTGCACGCTTTACTACTGCTTGACTACCAGAGTATGCATAAGTGTAATCAGCAGGTGCACTAGATGAATCGATATCAGTACTAATAGTACTACCTGTTACAGCAGTAACTTTTTTACCTGCTGTTCCTGCAGATAAGAAGTTAGAGTTTATGGCAGGTGATGTAGAATCATCTTCTACAGCAATGAAATCATCAACTGAGAATGGGTGTGTATCTGCTCTTTGTCCTAGATGAACTCCGAGTGTATAATCAGCAGTGCTATCATCTACTGCTTTTACAATTCTTGCTTGACCAGGTTTTGCTCCTGATTTAAGGAGGAGTGCTTCATTCTGAACTAATGTGATAGCAGGTCCACCATTAAATGATACTGTAGATGCTGCTGCTGTTGCAAGAACTCTATAATATCCTGTTTGTACTACTTGATATTCTGTTGCTGATCCAGAGATAGCATTAGTACTTAATACTTTTAATACGGGCATTGTCGTGTCGTGTTATTTCGTGTCCTTTTTATTTATCTCTTTTTGTTGCTTTAACATCTTTTGTAAATCTGCAGTGCTACCAATGAACATTGTATTGTTTACAGTAGATGGTGAATTCTTCTTTTCATCTTCATCTAGATCTTTCATTTTTTTCTGAAGATCAATAAGTTTATCTGCTACATCTCCAACGTTTTTAATTAATTGACCTGCAACTTCATATGCACGAGGATGATCTGATGCTTGTGCTACTTCTAATATACCATCTACTGCCTCTTGTCCTTTCATTACTAAATTATGTAACTGAGCACGAGACATCTCATAATCCTGTTGTATATCAGGACTATCAGTTTTCTTTAATTTTGGTTTAACGCTTTCAACGTGCTTTGCTAGTTCTGAAGGTTCATTACCAAAAGCATCATTTAAACCATCGTAAGGATTTGCCATTAGATTGCGTCATCGTTACCTGATACAGGATTACGTTTCTTTTGATCTGTGAACTCAGAATATAATTCACCAAATCCAAAGTCATCATCAGATTCTAGTAGATCATCATCTGCACTATCGATCAATAATACGTTAGCACCTGCAGCAGCTGCTGCTTTAGTAGTTGAATTATATCCTCTAGTAACTGTAAGATTATTACCATTTATATTAGTTACATGCATAACCTCAGATCCAATTTGAATCTCTTGCCATTGTGCAATACCTGATGCACTAGCAACTGTTATTAGTCTATCATTATCATCAATAAGATTCGCTAATGTAGTTACTGCAACACCATCTCTATCAACAAGTGATTTTGGAGTTGCTTGATAACGAACATTTCTTGGTGCTGATACTGTATTTGTATCTGCGTATATATCTGTGATTGCCTTCTTGATAACTTTCTGTTCTGTAACAGGACCGTATAGGAAGGTTTTAGTTGAGAATCTTAGGGTGTATATTATTGCTCTTCTAGTAGCAAAGTCTCCTTCGTAACTATCTTCGTAATCAATATTTTGTAAGACAACAGGAACATCCTTTGTCTCATTCATTGTAGGTAATAACTTAACTGATAGATTATAATGAGGTTGAAAGAATGGTAAAATCTGTTCTAAAATTTGAAGACCATCTTCTTGGTTTTTAGAAATTATTGCTAATTCAAAATCAATATTATAAGGAACTGGCATGAATACATTAGAGTTCTTAGTACCTGATTTTGGTATTTTTATTTTTTGAGTAGGAGCAACTTTTCTAGTAGAATCATATGTAATACTTACAATCTCAAAACCAATTCTAGGTAAAGTAATCTGAACTCTTTTATTGGTTGGATCTGGAACAGCATCTAGTCTTGCTAAGAATTTTTGTTTAGGACCATATGCCAAAGGCACTTTCATAACCTCGTCATTACGACGAAGCTCAATATTATTAAACAACGTTCCAAAAGCAACGATTGTTTTTCTAAAAATTTCGTGATAAGAATAAGTGCCTAACATGCTTAAATTGTAGTATCATTAGTAGAACCAACAGTTCCAAATGGATTTGATTCAGTGAAGTCAATAATATCATCATCAGCAGTCTCAAAGACAAAGTTCTGATCGATAGTATCTTCTGTATTAACGTTATTTAGGGTATTATATGATGCAGATGTCCAAGCAGCACCTGAGGTCTGTCCTGTGACCGTCTCAGGGATCGTAAAGATGCCACTCCTATTGAATACCTGTAACTGTCTATTAGAGGAATCCCATGCCTTAACCTCTGCAGTTACATTAGATGCTCCACCTGCAACTATCTCACCAACTGTGAAATCACCAGTGCCTCCAGTAGCAAAGTTAACTGTAATAGCATTAGCAAAGGCAACTTCAACTGCATCGATCTCTGCGATTCCTGTGTCGATGTCTTCGTCGCTGTACTCGAATAGTTCACATTGAACTTCCCAAACATAACCTTTTCCTAATTGATAAAATGGTCTTTCTGCTTCTACAAATTTAATTTCAAACAAATGCTTTGTTACAGGAAACCAAATTAGATCCCCTTCATTGGGTCGTCCTTCGACATTAAGGACTTCAAGATCATCAACCTTTTCTTTAAATTTTTCACGGGAGAAAATAAAAGTTGTCTTGTCTTCGATACGGACTCCAAATTTGCTAAGTAACTCACCTTGTCCTTCCCATCCTTCAACATTATTGACATATGCTCTAATCGCTCTCGCACTATCGAATTGCGAATCCGAGTCCTCCCCAAAGACCGTATCTTTGTTGACAATCGTTCTCGGAACATAGTAAATGTCTTGCCCATAAATTTCAATAGTTTCAACTAATAAGTTTTCAAAAAATTTTTGTTCTTGAGCAGAACCGTTTAATTGTAAACGTGAACTACTACTATAGTTAGACTGGTTGTAGTCTTGTGCTGGTGAGTTGGATATAGCCATTAGTGATTACCCCACTAAGTCTAAAGGAGGAAGTTCGTAGGTCTTACGAAGTGTCTCTTCAAGATCTTTTTTAAATTGACTAGCATCTTCTAGAATTCTACGACCGTTAAGTGTAACACCACCTAACATTTGAATCCCATCATACTTACTTAGGTTCCTTCCCCATTGCTGCATGAATAATGCTTCAACATAATCCTTTAACCAATTATCATTAAACATACTTGTAAATGTAACTGGATCTTGTCTTAAAGACATTTCAACTAATAAGAAATCACCTGCTGTTAAATCTGCCCAATCCATATCAAGATATAATCTACCTTGATGTTCATTAAATCTTACTCTACGATCTCTTTGTGAGTTAGTAACCCAATCAAGAGTTTCAAGATACTGTGAAGTTAAGAAGTAATGTAAAATATGTCCATGCGTCATAGCATAGATATCATTTAAAAATATTTGATATTTAATATTGAAAATATTACCTGGCACAATACTAGATGCACCAATCTGTGAATACACATGATTGACTCCTAAAGTACCTGGTGGTAAATCAACATAATTATTTGCTTCATACCATGCTGAAGAACCTGCTTGAGTAGTTCCTTGTGCAGCAGTCTTGATAGCGTCTGTAACCTCTATCTTCATAAAGGTTTTGTAACTACCATTGTAATGATACTCTTGGTAGTAATCTATTGCTTCTTCAATTAGATCATCTAATTGTTCTGTAGCAACGTTAATGTCTATCGTAGGATATCCTAATCTACGAAGAGCATAGTCTTTTAGTTCTGTTTTAGAAGCTGGTTTAGTAGCAGACATTTGTTATTAACTGAATGAATTAATAGTCAAGGCAGAAACATCATTAGCAGCGACAGTTTCTCCTTTTTTGAAGAATCCATCAACATTATCAACGGTAATTTGATTAGTTCCAAGAGCAGTGATAGTTCCAGTAGTTCCACTGGTTGCTCCTGTGACAGTTGATCCGACTTCCATTGTTGTAATGTCAGAGAGTGCTAATGTTGCATTAGTTGCAACGGTAGCGATATCAACTGTTGCACCATTACCATGAATTGCAGAAACAGGTATAGTAGCACTGTTTCCATGTATAGCGGATACTGGAAGTTGTGCTCCATTTCCATGAATTGCTGTTACATCAAATGTAAGAGCAGCAGCACCGCCACCACCAAGTTGTGCATCTAAAACAGTGACTGTTTCATTGACAATGAATCCAGATCCATCATCTGTGACGGTAACAGAATCAACAGTTCCACCAGTGCCAATCACAACGGTGAATGTTGCGTTAGCACCAGATGCTTGAGTAGAATAATTAGATGTTCCTAAGTTATAAGTGCCAGGAGTTCTTGCTGCATCAGTTGCACCAAAGTTACCTACAGTCTTAATTCCAGAAGCATTAGCATTAACAATAGTTATAACTTCAGATGCTGCATATCCAGATCCATCGTTATTAATCGTTGCTCCTGTTATAACACCATTTGAAGTTGTAATATCAAGAGTTAATCCAGTTCCTGATCCAGATGATTGTGTAGTAATAGCAGTTCCGTTTGCATATCCTGTACCTGCATCACTGAACGAACCAAGAGTATTAACACCAGTTGCGTTTGCATTTGTGATAGTTAGAACTTCACTAGCAGCATATCCAGATCCTGCAGCATTAAGAGCGACAGCTGTAAGTTGACCATCTGCATTAACAGTAAGATCAACGGTTGCACCAGTTCCAGATCCACTTGAAGAAGTGGCGACTCCTGTCAATGCTGAGTATCCAGTACCAGCAGCACTAATAGAACCTAAAGTCTTAATATTGGTTGCGTTTGCGTTAACAATAGTTACTGTGTCACTAGCAGAGAATCCAGTTCCACCAGCATTGATAACAATGTTTGTAAGGACACCAGCATTTGCTGTAATATCAGCAGTCATTCCAGATCCATTTCCTCCAGTAACTGCAATTCCAGTTCCACTAACATATCCAGTTCCACCAACGATAGATGCTAAGTTAAGTGTTAGTGCTTTACCTGCATTTGCGTTCGTAATTGTAACTGTATCTGTAATTAGATAATCAGATCCACCTGAGGATACTGCAGCATCAGTAATGTTTCCATTGCCATCAACTGTAGTTGTTACAGTTAATCCAGATCCACCACTAGCAGCACCAGAAGTTGCAACTCCACTAGCAGCAGAGAATCCTCCTCCACCACCATTAGAAACAGATGTTAAAACAACAGCACCTGGTGTAGGATCTCCAGAAAGATTAAGTGTAAGAGTTGTAGATGTTGCAAGGTTATTAAGCATTGCACTTAACTGTTCAAATGCATGGTCAAGTTTTGTCTGAACTCTTGCTTCTGTAAAGTATAATTGTGCTGATCCTTCAGCTAAATCATCTGTAGTATGATTAGCAAGATTTGCTGCTTGAGTTGCAGTTCCAGTAACATTACCTTGAACATTACCAACAAGAGTATTAGTGAGGGCTATATCGTCAACGTAAAGAGCTGACCATTTCTTACTACTTTGACCAAGATTTCTAGTTGAATCTGTATCAGGATTTATATTTCTTGCTACAGTAATAGATGATAAAAGATTACCTGTGAGATCTCCTACTACATTACCAGTCATGGTATCAATAGCTGCAGCATCAGCATGGATATTAGACCATTGTTTGCTTGAAGTTCCTAAAGTACTTGCTGAATCTACAGCAGGTTGGATATTATTTGAAACAGTAATAGATGCTGTCAAATTACCGTCTACGTTTCCAACTAGGTTACCTGTAGTAGTAGTAATAGCTGCAGCGTCAGCGTAAATGTTTGACCATTTACTGCTTGAAGATCCTAAAGTGCTAGCTGAATCTACAGAAGGTCGGATATTATTTGAAAGAGTGATGCTAGCTGTTAAGTTACCATCTACGTTTCCAACTAGGTTACCTGTAGTAGTAGTAATAGCTGCAGCATCAGCATGGATATTAGACCATTTTTTACTTGAAGATCCTAAAGTGCTTGCAGAATCATTAACAGGTCGGATATTATTTGAAGTAGTAATAGATGCTGTTAAGTTACCTTCTACATTACCAATTACATTACCAGTCATGGTATCAATGGCAGCAGCGTCAGCGTGAATGTTTGACCATTGTTTACTTGAAGATCCTAAAGTGCTAGTTGAATTTAAAGCAGGTTGGATGTTATTAGAAACAGTAATAGATGCTGTTAAATTACCTTCCACGTTTCCAATTACATTACCAGTCATGGTATCAATAGCTGCAGCATCAGCATGGATATTAGACCATTGTTTACTTGAAGATCCTAATACACTTGCTGAATCTGAAGCAGGTTCTATATTATTTGAAACAGTAGTGGTTGCTGTTAAATTACCTTCTACGTTTCCAACGAGGTTACCTGTAACAACGTCAATAGCAGCAGCGTCAGCATGAATATTAGCCCATTGTTTACTTGAAGATCCTAATACACTTGTTGAATCTGCAGCAGGTTGGATATTATTTGAAACAGTAGTGGTTGCTGAAAGATTACCTGTTAAAGAAGTAGCAGTAATTACATTTGCAGAAAAATCACCAGATGCGTCTCTTAAGACGAGGTTGTTTGCAGCACTAGAAGATGCACTAGCAACGTTAATTGTAGTATTACCAGAAACACCATCAGCATTAGTAAGAGTAATTCCAGACGATGCGGTGACTTCGAGAGTTCTTTGGGCATAAGTTCCAGTTCCTGTTCTTACAACATAACCAGTTCCAGACATAGCAGCAAGACCAGTGCTATCAGCATCAACGAATGTTGTTGTAATTGTTGGAGCAGAACTACCATCTACAGATACAGAACCTTGAACAACACCATCAAGGGTGAATGTTCTAGCAGTTTTCCATGCATCAGCAGTAGATGCGTTACCTAAGAAACCTGCACTAGATCCTGTGCCACTGGCAGCAGTGATTTGATTAGCAGAGAAATCACCAGATGATCTAACTACAACACTATTACCAGTTGTGTCTGTGGCACTTGTGTTTAATCCATCAAGTAAATCTGCGTTTAGATTATTAATTTTGTCAGTTGTAGGTATAACAAGAGCAGGTCCAGATGATACCTGAGATATAATTTGTCCGTCTACTGTTAATGTTCCATCAATATTAGCATTAGCATCAACATCAAGTGTAGTTCCAGAACCAGTAAGATTTAAAGAACCAGCTCTTAGAGCACCATCAGTTCCTCCGAATACTTCAGAAGTATTAGTTGCACCTGTTATAAAAGCAAATTGATTTGCTGATTTATCATATCCAAAAAATCCAAGTCTTGCTTGTGTATCATAATATCTAAATTCTATACCCTTATCTTTACCATCATTAGATGCTGGTGCAGTGTCTCCACCAACAGTAATTACAGGATCATCGACTGTCATTACAGTAGAATTAACTGTAGTCGTAGTTCCATTTACAACTAGATTTCCAGAAACAGTATAATCACCTTGAGTTACGATATCTCCAACAACTGTTAATGATCCTTGTGTTTCTACGTCACCTGTATTTGTAGCTATTACAAACTTATCAACTCCCGATCCGTTTTGTACTTTAAATGTTTTATTGTCAGCAGTTATAGTAACATTGTCATGAGTTACTAAAGCACCAGAAATATCAGCACTACTATTAAGATCAAGAGCACCAGTAAGTTCTGTGCCACCATAAACTCTTAATCCTTCACCGATAGCAAGGTTCTTACCGATACCTGCACCACCAGTTAGTTTGAATGCACCATCAGCAGCATAAGATCCAGTCAGAGTTTGCTGAGTGTTTCTAGTAATTGTAGTGACATTAGAAACACCTAATGTGTTATTAATTTGAGTAGCACCACCAACGGTTACCTCACCAATAATATTTGTATTACCATTATCAGTATCTACTGTGAACTTATCAACTGAAGATCCATTTTGAATCTTGAAGTTTTCATTGGAAGCATCAACAATTAAAGAATCATTGATAGTTGTCTGACCTTGAACAACTAAAGTTCCATCAGTTGCTACGTTACCTGTAGAAGAAGCAACAGTAAACTTATCAGTTGTACCTGATCTAACTGCAAAGTTATTATCAACATCTACAGTTCCGTTAAACTCGGAGTTGTTTGTAACAGTTAGAGTTCCACCAAGTGTTGTATTACTATCAACATTAAGAGTGCTATTTAATTCTGTGTGACCATCAGCAGTTAGCGTTCCTTCAATATTAGTATTACCAGTTACGTTGTCAACGAAGAACTTATCAGTAGTTCCGTTTCTAACAGCGAAGTCTGCATCAATATCAGTTACACCATTTACATTAAGTGTGCCTTCGATTACTGTATTACCAGTAGCATTAGCAACTGTAAACTTATCTGTTGTTCCATTTCTAACTGCAAACGCTGCATCAACATCTACAGTTCCGTTAAATTCTGTATTACCTGCAACGTCAAGAGTTCCTTGAATATCTGTATTACCACTAGCACCTAAAACACTAAACTTAACTGTATCACCAGAGTTTTTCTTACCAACAAACAAACCTTGACCAGATGAAGTTCCACCAACATGTAAAGTTGTTCCAATACCTGCACCACCAAATACCTTTAAGTTTGCATTAGCGTGTGAAGCATAAGAAGGTGTATATACAAAACTAGAACCAACGAAGTGTTTATATCTTATGTTTAGGAAGTTTCTAAATCCAAAGTTCTCAGTCGCATCATCTTTCTGGTTAAGATCACCGTTGATATAAACATCACTATTGAATACTGTATCACCTTCAACATATCCACCACCATCAAATCTGAATGCACCATAATCATTTGACTGAATATCATAAAGACCAGTTCCATTATTCAATGAAACAGTTGGTTCATCTGTGTCTTCAAAACGAACTGTAGATGCAACATTTAAAGTGCTATTAGCATCAATAGCACCTGTATTAGTTAAGATACCTGTGATATTAACGTTACCTGTTGTAGATTGTAACTCAATTTTAGTAGTTCCAGATCCATTATTAAGTTGAAGTGTCTTAGAAGCACCTTGCAACACGATGTTATCGTCAAATCTAGATGTGCTATTTGCTCTAAATGTGCCATCTACATCTAATAGTCCACCAATATTAACGTCTTGTGCAATACCAACACCACCTAATACTACCAAATCTCCAGTAGAATTAGATGTTGAATTAGTATTTGTTGTAAGTTTTAAGTTACCTGCAGTTATACCTGATGCAGTTCCAGTAAAAACTTCAGAATTATTTGTAGCAGCATGAAGGAAATTAAATCCACCACCGTGTCCTCCAAGGTCAGTGTAGTTTGTATCCCAACCGAAGAATCCTAATCTTGCTTGTGTATCATAATATCTGAATTCAACACCACGATCTTTGTTATCATCAGATGCTGGTGCAGTATCTCCACCAAGAGTGATGATAGGATCATCTAAAGTTGTAATAGTTGAATTTACTGTAGTTGTTGTGCCATCAACTTGAAGATTACCACGAATCGTTACCTTACCACTAACATCTCTGTCATCATTAGGGTCAATTAATATATCTCCTGTAGCACCAATGTGATCCGCTTGGAATCTCATTGTTTCAATATGAACTTTACCAGCTGAATCTGTTGCTTGAATATCAACTACATTCTCAGCACTAACTGTAACTTGACTAGATCCAGATCCACCATTTTGTGCAGAGATGGATAAAGTTCTAGGGGATGTAGTATTCTGTTGAAGTAAGAATTGTAAATCACCATCGCCAGTTTTGTATATTGCTTGTGCAGTAGAACCATCTAATATGATATCTGGAGTACTAATATTTGTCTTTACATTAATATCAACTTCACCAGACCCACCATCACCTGTATTATTAGCAGAGAATAATAAACTACCTGATGTATTCTTTACATTTAGATAGTTTACTCCAGTAAGTCCTCTGTATCCAGTTGTTGCGGTTAATTCTTGATCTAAATCAAAATGCTCAACGGAGTTACCATCAGCAAAAGAAATACGACTGTTTTGTAATTGTGGATTATCAACACCTGCTGTAGCGATAGTAACGTGACCAGATGCTACATCAAAATCTTCTTGTGCGAATGAGGCAAGACCTTTCTGTTCTGTACTCTCGGCAGCGAGATATCTCCACCCACCGTTATCCCCAGAACTATGAGTAGGAGCACCTGCACCTGCAGAAATGTCTTGATATGCTTGATATACTTTTGAAGCATTCTTGATAATATCATACCTAGAGTATGAAGTCGCTGCATTATAATCTAGTGCTGTAGTTCCTTCTACTGCAGTAGCGATAGGCACAGTTGTAGCACTTGTCAAACGACCGTAGTCGTCAACAGTAAATTTTGTAGCGTTTACTGTCTGAGAACCCGATACAGATGTCAGGGATTCCGTATTATAGTCAGCAGCAGTTACAGCTGTGGTAATCAAATCGATTGAAGGGTTACCTGCAATACCACCACCATTATTAACAGCAATTCTAGTTGATGTTCCAGTAATAGTTCTGGTTGCCATCGTACCACCAGAGGTTCTAGAAAGCATACCAGTGGTAGTAAGACCTGAAATAGCAGCAAGGTCTAAATCATATGGTTGTGCGGACGAACCTTCTACAGTTCCATTCAGTCCGTAATCTGCAAGAGTTGTTGGGTTTGAAGCATTTATAATTCTACCTTTAGAGTCTACTGTAACTTTTGTGTAAGTTGCAGTAGGAGAAGCAGTTCCATCATAGTGTGGTAGAGTTGATATTAAAGCTAGTTCAGCACTTAAGTTAAGGTTTTGTGATCCATCAAATACACCAGAAGCAGATAAGTCATTAGAGAGTTGAATTTGACGTGTTGATGATAATCGAGCAGCAGTAGAGGAACTACCGATTAACGTTGCAGTTATAGTACCTGCAGCAAAATTACCGTCCGCATCTCTTTGGACGAGTGTGTTTGCAGTATTTGAGATAGATTCTACAGGTCTTTCATAACGTAGGGTGTTCCATGCAGTTACACCATCACCTATTTTAATTCTACCTGTATCAAGTTCAACCCCTAACTCACCTTGAGCAAGTGTAGGGTTTGAGTTTGCCCATTCTTGGGCACCACCTCTTCTTAATTGAATTCTATTTGCCATTTTATTAAGACAACTCTATGAATAAGGATATGCTTCCAAGTTATTTATGCTAAAAAAAGAGGGGGATCTTTTCCCCCATCAATTAATCTTTACCATCATCATCGGGATCAAGAGTTCCGTCTGGTCTAGGCTCAGGTTCTTCTTGCTTGAAATATTCTAAAGTCTCGATAGCACCTTGTAATTTTAGTGCTCTGACTTCGTTTTCTTTTATTTTACTTGCCATTTTTTGATTCTCATCAACCAGTGTGGCAAGTTGCTCTTGAAATTGTTTGAGCATGTCTGGTTGGGAGATTTTTTCAATCGCCATAATTAATTACTTTTTTGGACTAACGTTAGTAAAAGTGATTTGATTTCACTCATATCAGATTTTAACTCAGAAACTTCAGTTTGTAAAGTCTCAAAGTCTTTTTCTTTTTTTTGTCTGCCCTTATACGCTTTCATATACTTTTCGTATTCTGACGTATTAGTGCAATCTATAGCACCTGATTTAATATTTTTAGACCACCCATCGTGATCTTCGATTGGTAATACTACTTTCATTAAACAGCGAGTGCGATAGCTCTGAAGTCCTTGAGTAGAGGTACTAATGCTTGGTTTGGAGAAACCAAAACAAGTTTAATTTGGTATGCTGAGAAGTTTAACCCAGATACCTCGTATTCATAATCAAAGAATTCTTCAGTTTCTGTTGTATCAGGAATACTTGCATCTCCTGTTGGGAAGAATTGGTATCCTTGAGTATCAATAGAATCAGTAGAACCTACTGGTAACACTCTATATAGAGGTTTTATAAAGGTGTTTGGTGGACGGAAACCAGCAAACATTACTTTTATAGAACTGGATGGGTTAGTTAGATCTGCAACTTTAGTAATGTAAACTGCTTCATGCTCATCACCAAATGCTAGTTTAGCAGTATTTGGATCGGCAGGATTATTAATTCTAGAAGAAATTAATGTTGCAGACATTCTATCAGTATCAATAACAGGTGATATATTGTTTATTTCACTTGTTAAAGTTAGGTCTAATCTAAATGATTTTTCACCACTTAATTCAGATGATTCGTTAATTTCAGAACAAATCAACTGAGGAGTATTAAAGTAATTGTTATCATTTAAGTTAACATCAAAGAATTCACCAGTATTACTAAATGAATTCTGTGATAGTGTAATACTATCATTAATTGATGTTCCAGTAATAGTATTAACCCTTGCAGTAACTGAAGTTCTGGGAAGAATAAGTCTTTGAATGTTAGGATCAATAACTTCATACTGAATATTTTGTGTCGCATACATTCTACTTCCTCCACTTCTAATACCTAATCTTGCAATAGAGTTAGTTGAAATATCGTATGTGTCTATTGTTGGACTTAAAACACCAGTATGAGTTTTGTTAATCTCTGTTAAAGGTATACCATCAAGGTTATAACATTCAACTAAAGCACCTTCACCAAATGTTCTTGCTGTAGTCCCTCCCAATCCTCTTTCATGTATGGTAATTGTTTTACCATTTGAAGAGATTGCAGAGTAAGACATAATCTCACCTACAGAGAACAATACAAATTCACCATCTCCAGATGTGATATTCTTAACATAAATGTAACCAGGATTAGCACTACCTATTCCAGAACCGTTAATAGTTTTATGGAATGCAGTTGCATCGTTTACATTTAAAGTTGTGTCTGTAGCAGATATTGATGCTGTAAGAGTTGTTGGAGCAATTTCAGATTTAACATTAGAAATAGTAACGTTATTATCTGAATCGTGCATAGCATGATTAGAATGAGATACTCTAACTTTTCTTTGAGCAGTTGTATATGTTGGAGTTGTAGATACAAATGCATTACTTATCGCACCTGTTTCAACAGCGTCACCAGTTGGAGTAAATGTAGATCCTACAGTCGCTGTAGTTCCAGAATCTCCACCAGTGATTCCTTCAGAAGTTGTTGCAAAATCATCAGATACAAATTTCAATGTGAGTGTATTTGTACCAGCAGTCCATGTTACAACTTCAGCAGTTGGTGCACCAGATGAGTTACCAGTAATTGTTTCACCTACGGTAAAGTCACCACTAGCACTTGTAACTACCATTGTGGCAAGAGTTTTAGATGATACAACTCTGTTAGTAATAACACCACCAGTGTTAGAACCTGCTGTCCAAGCACCAGATATATCATTAATAGTTAATATTTTTCCACCAGCATTTGGAGTTACCGCAGTAATAGTTCCTTCTGCAAGAGTAGTTTTTTGTTTTAATCTAGCACCAACTGTATATGGTAGTGATGTAGAGTTCATCACTAACTGTAATTCTGGTTTAAATGTTTGAATTGCATCGGTAGATAAATTAATTTCACCACCATTTCCTCTCTTCAAAGCATTATTATTCAATGTTACTCTGCTAGTAGCAGTTGTAGTAAAGTTTGCACGATTGATTATGAATTTTAAATCTTCATATTGGTCAGCAGTCCATGTAGTTGCGTTCTGTGATTTGAATAACACACCTGCATATGGTTGTTCAGATATCGTTCTATCACCTGTAATATCAATCTCACCCATTCTAGAGATCCAAACCTTATATTCATTTGAGTCTGAGAATAGAACAAAACAATGTTCTTCAGATTGTGGAATATAAACAGGTGCTCTGAATGTAAATCTAGTTGCTACTGCACCAGTTTCAGAAATTTGAACATCGGCAGGATTAACTGTAACATCAGAGAATGGAAGAATATTGATAGTTGGATATCCATTTTCCATTGTTCTAATCTGCATTGAGATTGGAATTGCACTATCCTTTGTATTAAAGTAAACATCTACAGATGTTAAGAAACATCCACCCTCTTCATCTACTAAGAATGATTGTGCAAGTGGATCCCACCAACCAACTTGTCTTCTTTCTGTTCTAGTTGAGTTTCTTGTTCTTCTTTGTGTTCTTGTATCTCTAACAATCTCAGCATTTCTAATTGCAAGAACGTTTTCTTGTAAAGTATTCTGAGTTCCAGAAGCAGAGTATTCTGCCTGTGCAGAAGAATCAACAGCACCAGGTAAACGAGAATCAGTTTCACTTGTAGTAAATCTGATAGTTCTTTCTCCAGTTGCCCAACGAGGATTAGTATCAACACTAGGATCAGGAATAAAGAATGAACCTTTCCATTGTCCTAGTCTATCTGTAACAAGTCTTCTTTGTCTAACAACTGCTTTTGCACCAGAAGCACCAACTAAAACTTCACCTACTTGGAAATTACCGTAGTAATCACCAACTGCTTGAGCAGCAAGTTTATCAGTATCGATATTGATAAAGTTTGTAGTTGAAGAATATGATGTTGGCATTGCTGTATCATCATATGGATTATATGCATAGAAATTATCTGCAGGATCTACTTCAAATTTACATCCACTTGTTTCACCAGTTACAATTTCACCAGGTACAAATGGTGTAGCATTAGTTCTATTGTCAACAGATGGATCTTTAATAACTTCAATAATCTTAGGAATTAAATATTCATCAATTTTTTGTCCATCAAAGAAACCAAAGAAGTTAGTTCTTGGTTTCATTCTGAATACAGAAACTTCAACGTTTCTAGAACGAATCCATGGCACTACTGTGCTTGAAACCATCCTATCTCCAACAGATCTACGATCAATCCTTGGAACAACTCTTGTACGTATTCCTCTTCTTACCTGTCTTCTTCTTGTTGTAATTCTTGTGATTCTATCTACAGCACGACCTCTACCCCAGTCAGAACGACGACCAGATCTAACGGTTCTAGTGCTACGTCTTACAACACCTCTCCATGTTGTCTGCCATGAGTTCCACTGTATAGGAGCAAAACCATTTTGATCAACTCTAAGGCGTAATCTAGTTGCTTGGAAATCACCTTCAATATCAATCACATTAACAGGAAGTCTACGAGTATCAATCCAGTTATCTGATTGTGGTAGTAAATCTATACGTCCGATATATGCAAAAACGTTGAACGGGTTAACATTTTCAACACGAGAGGCGTATGGTTGTTCAATTAAAACTTCTTCTTGATATGGAAGAGTAATTAACGGACCTGTTTGTTGATAATTTGTAGAAAGAGATGAATTTAATATTAATGAAATATTAGTTGTATAATGAGAAGCATGACAAGTTCCATCAGTAAAGTCTAAAGATACTGAATAATCCTCTTCATTAGTAGCAGATTTAGAATGATCGGAGAAATCGTCAACGATAAATCCATTCTTCAAACGATTTTGACCATTAGCATCTGTAATTTCAGTATTGAATGTATCTGCCTCCAACATATTAAGTGAAGTATAATATTCAACACGATTTACTCTATCTTCGATATTACCAATGTCACGCATGGTATATCTTCTATTTTCAGACTTAATAATGAATACATCTTTAGCAGGATCAAAACCATATGGTGAATGATATAAGGTTGCTAATAGCATACCATCACTAAGATTATCTGGTTCTGTAGGTTCTTCTTCAGATTTACCTTTAACTATTTGGAATTCACCCTCAGGAGTAATGAATAATTTATCAATTCTCTTGAGATACCAGTCAAAGTCACAACGGAAATTACTATTAATCTTAGGAATATCAAATATTGTTGCAGCAGGTGTAGAAGATGTTGGGAATATTCTTCGTTTAAAATCAAATGTTCCAACGTTTACATATGCTGGTGATGCGACAGTACCTGTTCCCGCATATAGGTTCTTACAACCTGGTCTAAAATCAAGGAAGTCTGGTAAATATGCTCCATCAAAAATAGGAATATCTTCGTAAGATGTTGAAAGATATGATTGACCACCAAAGTAATCTCCAGTAGCAGAATGGTTGTAGTAGTCTAATACAATTTTTAACTTTCTAATTGGTTCAGCAACACCCTTTCTTCTAACTAATTTAGAAATACCATACAAGAATTCAGTTTGACCAGAAACTAAATCATAACGATCTGTAATTACTTTAGATCCTACAACAATAGAACCTGCTGAGTCATTGATAATTCCATTGATTGCAGTTCCACCACTATCGGTTCCACTTACAGTTTCACCAGATACAAATGTACCATCAAGATACACAATGGTAAGTTTCAAACTACTTGAGTTGAAATCAACAACTCTTGCTCTTGCTTTTGATGTTTTACCTGTAACTATAGTTCCATTAGCAAAGAAAGTTGGTTCAACTAATGTTATAGATGGAATGATTGGGTCGCTATCATCTAAAGATTCGTATACAGCATGAACTGTATAAGCATCAGCAAGACCTAATGAAATATCTCTATCTTCAATTCTTGTTCCATATAGATTAGAATAAGTTAACTGATAATTTTGAACATCTAAATTCTTAATTGTTTGATTTACCTTCATCACAAACATCTTGGTTGGTGATTTAGTCTTTCTTTGAGTTACGTTCTTAGAAATCGTTGCATTAATTTTAACAGATGTAATATTAGTTAAGTTATCAATCTGAAGGGTAGTTCTATCAGCAGATGTAAACGCACTATATCCTAATGCAGCAGTGTTACTGGTATCAATAGGAATTTGTTTACCTGGTGTATAAGTTGAGTTTGAACCTGCTAAAGCAGTAATAGTATAGTTTTCATTCGATATTGCTTCAAACTGTTCATTTTCTGGAAGAGTAATAGATACAGAGTTTGCAGCAACTGTTTGACCATCAAAAGTTCTTCTGACAACCATTGATTCATCAGAAATACTCTTAACATAAGGTTTTGGTAATGGTTGTAGTAGAGAAGCACCTAAAGTATCAAGTAGAGTTGCTCTATATCTTACAAGATTAGTATATTCACCTGCACTAGGAGCAGCACTACCAGCACCAGGTGTTACATCAACTTCAAATTGTGCAAAATCAAAGATTGTTGATATCTGATTTGCAGTTAAAGATGTAGGATTAACTTTATCTACGTCAACAAATTTAGTACTTGAGAAAAATATTCTATCTCCTGGTCTTAAGTCTGCAGCAAAGTTAGAGTTTAAACCAGTAATCTTCTCATTACTACTTGTAGCATCATATGTGAAATTATCACCTTGAATTGCAGTAAAGTCACTAAGAACTAAATCAGCAGTAAATTCAACTGAAGTTGTAGATTCATCACGAGTGACAACTTGACGTGAATCAGAATATGCATAAGTATGAACAACTTCAACAGTATCTTTATCTAATCCATCAACAGTCAACATTTCACCAACTTGGAATTCACCTTCAACTTGATATAAGTTCATGTGATCTGCAGATGATATAGCAGCTTCAATATATCCTCTAGCACCTGATGTTTTACCTACAACTAATGAACCATATGTAATGGTTTGTGCTGTTGCCATCTCAATGGCAGTAAACATCTGAACATCATAAAGGTATAATTTATATTCATCATTTGCATCACCAAACGTTGAGTTTGAATCGCTAAGAAACTCCATTGATGCACATCTTGCATATCCAATAACATTACCTGCAGCAGTACCTGCTGATGCTGAAAATGTATCTCTTAATTCAACAGTTTGATATGCATTAGTAATTGTAGATCCTGATGTATTTGGGAATCCAAAAACATTATTGATCTTACTATAATTACCCATATTGAATGGGATAGTTATATTCTGAGCAGCATTAGTATCTCTTGGTTTTACCAAGTCAACATATGCAGGTGCTAAGTTTTTAACTCTAAATCCTTTAACATATGCAGTACCAGGACCAAACTCTACAGCATAGAAACTTTCTGCAGCACTATTACCTTGTGCTGTAGTATCTCCTGATACATAAACACCATTATTAAATCCATCGTCAAGGTTTTCTCTAATAGTGATTTGAAAATCTTTAACAACATAATCACCAGACTCTTCATAAGTTCTAAGAGCCATAGATTTTTCTAGTTCATCATATGCACTACGATCAACAATTTTTTCTATCTTATTACCATTAATACGAAGTAATTCGATGAAGTCTTTATCTGCATCATCATCAATTAACTTCTTAATTAGATTAGTTGTTATTCTGAATCTATGAGCACCAGGAGCAGCATAATTAGATGTGCCTGCAGCGTTATCATTAAGGGATAAGTCATCTTCTGGGGTGATGATTGACTCAAGGATTTCGAGTCCGACCCTGTATTTGGGGTTGGTTGCATATTGTTCAAGAAGAATGTATTGATAAGGAACATCTACGAAGAATCCTCTAATGAAGTATACACCTTCTTGGACGTATGCTACAGATCCTCTTTGAATAGCAGATGTTGGAAGTAACTGTGCAAATGGAGATCCAACTTCAATAAGAGTGGTTCCAAATGTAATTTCAGTATCAGTAACTAACTGTTCATTGTTAGTAAAAGTTGTCTGGTCGTTACCTGTACCACCAGATTCAATGTATTTAAGGTAAAGTGTGATATATCCTTTCGTCGAAACTGTCTCTGAGATAGAGAATAATACTTTTGCTTTTACACCAGAGGTCAAACCAGTTATGATTTTACCTTCTAATTGAGTTCTATACAATTCAACGTCAGCACCCAAGAAAGATTCTTGAAGCATGATCGCATCGGTTTCTAGGTCATATCCAACTTGACCAGGAATAACCATTGCACCATCTTTAAACAGATGAGAACCTACATTCTCGATCTGATTCTGCATGACGCTTTGCATCGATGTCAGTTCTCGTGCCTGTATTGGAAAACCAGGACGGAACAGCACTCGATAAAAGTTTTTCGCTTTATCGAAATCGTCGTAGTATGGGGTGACGTTTAGATTGGTATTTTGTGCCATTAGAACTCGATTACGATTTTGATATCTTCTACCTGGTCGTTTGCACGACTAATAGATCTCCTATTATCTATGTAAACAACCTGACCGCTATTTGATTTAACTTCGGGTTTTGCATATCCAGAGTTAAATTTCATACCTAAGTCGTATTCTGTGTTGTTAATAGTTCTTGAAGAAGTATTAGGGACTGCAGGAAAGTTAACATCAGGTTGACCAGCAGCACCAGATGTTACACCATTAATAACGTTTGATCCATCAAATTCATTTTGTGTACCAGTAACTTCTGGGAAGATACCGTCTACAGAGTTTTGATAGTATTTCAAAACTTTTGTTGTTGCGTTCCAAGAAATAACACGAGCACGAGCAGTAACAGTCGTTCCACCGACAACTCTACTCTGTGTCATGATTTCATCAGGAACATAATTACCTTGGAATGTAGGTGAGAAGATAACTGCTTTAGTAGCAGAAACTGTTAAATCAGAAATTAATTCAGTAGTTCCAAATTTTAAAGGGTTAGTAATTAGACCAATACGACGATAGTCGTTATCAATCGGGAAGTCACCAGCACCTTCATCATAAGATAGTTTTGCATTGATCATAACTCGGAAAGCACCAAGTTCTACAACTGAATCTTCACCATGTCCACCTGGAGGAGGAATGATAACATCAACTTGTCCACCAGAACCAGTTCCGATACCTGCTATACTATCAACACTAATTTTACCGAATGTATATCCAGTTCCACCAGATGTAACAGTAGCAGAGATAATTTTACCACCATCTACAACAATAGAAACTCTACCACCAGTTCCATCTCCATTTATAGAGACGTTATCATAAGTTCCGTTGTTATAACCAGAACCAGCAGCATTGATTACAACAGTGTCTATTTCACCTGCAACTGCGTTCGTTTGAACAGCATCGTTAGTGAACACTGGCATATAATCATTTGAAAAGAATTTAAGAACCGATGCTACGGGGATGGTATACATGTATTTCCAACGATAACCATCACCAGTAGTAATGATTGAAGTAGAAGTACCTGTAGGTTCCACTGTAGAAGGTTTTCCATTAGGATCGCTTGGCGATGTTCCATTGTAAATTACTTTATAAACTTGATATTGAGAGTTTACAACATAGAAGTCGGAATCATATAGTTTGGTAGCACCTGAGGAAGCAGTTTTAGTTGGAGAATAGTCATGACGATACATGTCATAAGTAAATCCCAAACCACCAGTAGTTTGTTCTGGAGAAACCCAGTCAATTCTACGACAAACTTGAACAGTATCAGAAGCTAGGACTCTCTTCATGGATACCATATCATCATATGAATCAGCAAACTCTGAGAATGAATCAACTGCCTGTGGAGGCGAGTTTTCATTATCCCATGATTGTGGTCTACCAATAAAAAGGTAGAGCCTATCCCTCGACGTGCCTGCTGCATCATCACTTTGAGATGCTACAGGACCTTCGAGTGCTTTAATGAATTTTTTCGCTGAAAAAATCCTAAATTGATCAGTTAATAGAGCTGCCATGTCCTAAGGTGTTTGTTCCTCTTGTTTATTTATAGTGCTTACGAGCGAAGGATTGTTTGATATTCAATTCGTTTTATTCTATAACGTGCACCACCGTTACCAATTAGGTCTTCGCCACCTAAAATTGCCTGTGCAACAGCACCACTACCAGTAGTGTCGCCAGTCGCATTTGTGAATGTCACGGTAGGATGTATGTTGTATGTCCCGTCAACTGTCTGAGGGATACCATATCCACCATTAACAACACTGATAGATGCTACTTGGTCACCTGCTGCTGTCATGACAGCAGTTGCAGTTGATTGTATATCACCAGTATTTTCAATAGCTATAGTTGGAGGTGCGGTATAGTTCGTTCCTGGTGCTTGAACGTAGTAATCAACAATAGTTCCCTTAGATGAGAACTCATATAAGAATCCACCTATTCCAACATTAATATTAGTTGTGTTATAAGGAACAATATTATTTACAACTAATAATGAAGTTGATGGATCCCAAGAAACAACCGTTCCTTGAACAGATGACACAGATCCAGTTACAACGTCATTAACACTGTAGTTTTGTCCGTTTCCATTATTAGCATCTAGATATATGTTTAAAATACCATTATGCTCAACACCATCTGCTAAAGTACCTGCTGCTGTGATACTAGCATACTTGAATGGTATAGTAGCATCTTTTATGTTATCACCAACTTGGAATAGGGTTGTGTTAGTTCCACCCTGAGTTTCTTCAATACCATATAATGAATTATATAGTCCACCATCTAAACTAATTTGGTTAGCATATTCAGTAGAAGTATTTACCAAATCAGGAATGCCATCACCAGCACCAGCATTTTCAGCAATATCTTGAAACTTTCTATTATTGAAAGTGGAGATTGGTTCTGTTAATAATGTAATAGTATCTCCATTTGAAACCAAAACAATATGAGGTTCTTTTCCAGATGGAGCACTTGCAGCAGTACCTGCATCAAATTGAACGATAGCATCTAAAGTAGATGGAATACCACCATCAATAAATGCTAATTCGTCAACTTCAAATGTAACTAGAAGTTCTCTAGTATTAGGATTCCAGTCATATACCTTTGCAACTTTGTTATTTGCATTTTCAACTCTACGAATAACTCTATCACCAACATTAAATTTATATGTTGATATACCACTTTGATCATTCTGAGAAGTATCAAGAATAACTCTTTGATCATAATTAAAGTTTACACCTCTGGTTAATCCAGTAAATCTACCTTCACCTTTACCAGTATATGATACTGTTTCTGTATCAATGATTAGATTACCAGAACCAGGAAAACCATCTGTGGAATCAACATATACAGTTGTCTCAGAAGCAGTTAAGTTTTTAACTAGACCAGTAAGATATATCTGTTCAGAGTTATTTGCTTGTCTAGCATCTGTCTTTCGTTTTAAGTTTACAAGTTTTGTAAAGATAATATTTGGAGGATTTACATACCCAGAACCAGGATCTGTTACTGTAATACCAGTTATTTGTCCTTGACTAATTTGTGCAGTTGCTTTTGCACCAATTCCACCACCACCTGTAATTAAAACAAATGGAGGTTCTTGATAGAATTCACCTGGATTTGCAACACTAATTGATGTAACCTTACCTAAAACATCAATTTCTGCAGCACCTTGAGCACCAGTACCTCCACCACCACCTTCAAATATAAGAGTTGGAGGAGTTGCATAAGATCTACCCGAATTAAGAAGCGATAAACCAGTAACAGTTTGAACAACAGGAGTTCCTAAAGCACCAGTTCCTTCTCCACCAAGTATTTTTGCTTTTGCAGGACCAAAGTAATTATCACCTTTCTTTGTCATCTTGATATATGAAACACTACCATTAGAAGCAAGAACTACATCACCCTCTGCAATAGTTGGGAATGTAGATTCTTGAGTAGGTAATAGATCTCCTTCATCAACAGGAGTGCTATACATTTTAGGACCGATAGCATAAGGATAAACAGGTTCACCACTACTATTTTCGGTCATAAAGTAAGCGTAAGTTCCATTTGGATACTCTGGAGTCGGAGCAAATTTACCGTTATATTCATCTAAAGTTCCTACAGATGAATCGTAAATATAATCACTTGTTAAATCACCGATTAAATATCCTTCATTAACAGTTCTAATCCAAAGACCAGAAGTTGAATATCCAAAGAGATATAAAATACGGGGAGAATTTACAGGAATTGTAAATCTTACTTCACGACTTGTTGCTCCTTGGAATGCAGAAAGATAACCTTGATATGTTACTTCAGATCCATTGATAAAATATTGAATCCCTTGACCTGCATAAAGATATGTTGTGTTTCCTATTTCAGAAGCACCTACACTATGCCAACCATCTTGAGTTTCTGAAATAAACAAACCATTAAAAGCAGATGCTGAGTTACTAGCATCATTTTGATTAAAGATATATTGTTTTCCTCTATCTAAATCTAAAAATGCAGGTCTACTACCATCAAAATAGAATTGTCCATTGGAAATAGTAACTGCGTATGTAACAGTTCCTGTAGTAGTTACAGGTTGTCTAGCACCTTGAATTTCTGCAGTAACTCTAGTTCTATAACTAGATACTTCTCTAGCAACTGCACCACTAGAATTATATCCATAAGGTCCGTAAATTGGATATCCATCATATGACATACCCAAAATTTTTGAATGACCATCAACATGTCTTGAACGATCTATTGTTGATGTATCATTAGCATCAGATTGATAGTAATTTTCAACGTAATATGTATTTTGATTACCAGTTCTCGGAGATGATACCGTTTTTATCATGTAAGATTCATCACCAGCATATCCACCCATATACCTGTGATTAGCACAATGAATGTAAACTTTGTTTACCTCATCGGTATTCATTATGAATATTGGTTGATATATGTTTTCGTAATCTGCAGATATTGCTGCAGAAGAACCAGTACTATTATAATAAAGAGTTCCACCATTTAAAGTTCCATCAGGAGTTGTGCTGAATCTGATAGAATGATTACCACTTTGATTACTAGAATCTGACTGATCAAAAATAATTAATTGATTTGCTTGAACTTTTATATCTTCGGGTGCAAAGTAAAAAGTATTTGGTGCGAAAGGACCAAACTTGTTTGCACTAGGACCAAATTCTATGTAATAAGGATTAACTGTAATTGGAGTTCCACTTACTTTGAATGTAAATCCATTTGCACCAATACATAAATCATTTTCTAAAAACGGATCACCAGTAAGATCACGAAGATATATTCTTGTAACTGCTCCACCAGAATCTTTTACAACTTTTGTTACTTCACCTTTTGCAGTTCCACCTATCTCATCAACAACTCTACCAACTTCAACAAATCCTAAAGTTTCATCTACATTAGTAACATTTAACATTACGTTACCAGTTTCTACTTTAACAGTCCAAGTAAATACTTCTAAATCACCATTTTCAAATACACCATTTGTAAGTGCAAATTCATCAACAACTTTACTTGAATGATAATAGTAAGTATTATTATCCAATACAGCATCATATACATTTGATGATTTTACATAATCATATTTTACAGTATCAATAGGTAAATTTACATCTGCATTACCTATAGTTCCCCAATCTGGTGTATGTAATAAACCACCATTTGCCAAAATACCATTTACTGTATTTGGTCTGAATACTCTTGTAGTAGGATTTGGAACATCTTTACCACCACGGTAGATATATGCTTGATTGAACGTTCTATCAACAATGTCACCAGACCCACCTGGTTGCCTCTCAGAGAGGTATAACTGAGATGGTTTAGGGTGATTATCGGATGTTATTGTTAATCTATCAACTTTCTGTCCATTACTATCTGTAGCAAAGACTCCTGATGTAGGAGAATTTGGATGACCTTGCCAAACTCTATTAATATCAAATGAAGTTATAACGCCTGGTGTATCTTGCTCTGGAGTAATTTGAAGTCTTAAAGGATCATATCCTCTACCTCTTTCTAATACACGAACGTGTGTAATTCTACCAGAGTCTGTGTCAATAATTGGATATAAAATTGCCTCTACGTCTGGAGTTCCACATCCATCCACGGTAAGTCTAGGAGGATCAGTAGGATCGTAAGATGATCCTCCATTGATAACCTCCACTGCTCGAACACCAAACAATTCGTCAAAAATTGGTTTGATCTCTGCACCAGAACCAGGAACTGTTCTTGCCATTTAATCTTAACTTACTACGTTGATTGTTCCTTGCATTGAAGCATGGATTGTACATTGATAATAAAGTGTAGTTGGAGAATCCAAAGGAACTGTCCAATACAAGATAGAAGATCCACTACCACTTTGACCAGCAGTATATGGAGTTCCAGTCAAACCTTGTGTGCTTTGAATTCTAAAGGGGTGTGCACCACCAACAGAGTTATCAAAAGCATATGTAAACCCTCTATAAACATAAAGAGTTGGATCATTGACTGTTCCTGAGAAACCAGGACCAGAGAAAGTATAATCAGAAGATCCATTAGCACCTACTTCCCACCAAGTCATTGGACTTCTGCTTATTGACCAACTAGAACCATTCCAATAAAGTGAATCACCTTGAACAACGCCTGCTACGTTTGTATCAGTCAAAGCAGCCAATGTTGTAGAAAGAGATCCTGAGAAGTTAACTGTAAGAGTATCACCCGAAACTGCAGTGGTTATGTTACTTCCACCAGCGATTGTCAATGTATCTGCTGTAGCATTAGCAGTTGTTGATCCACTATCACCAGCTACAGTTGCAAATAAGTTTTGTGTTGCTCCTCCACCTGCACCCTCATCATCGGCTGGTGCCCAGTTACTTCCATTCCACTTCAATATTTGGTTTGTTGTAGGTGCAGCAGTAGTTGTATCTACATCAGCTAACTTATCAATACTTGAATATTGAGTTATTATCTGTGCTCTTGTATCACCAACACCACCAGCTGTTATGTTGATGTTAACATATGGATTATCATCACCATCAACAGTAAAAAAGTATCCAGTGTAAGTTGCAGCAGCTGGTGCATTTCCTAACGCTGAATATTCATTTTTATATTGAATTGATGTAGGAAAGTCTATAGTTCCTGTTGCACCATCAAATGTTGATGTAACACTACCAGCTGTCAGGAGAACATCTCCAGTTCCGTTTGGTGCTACAGTAATATTTCCATTTGAAGATGAAATAATTGAGTTACCAGAAACATCTAAGGCAGATGTTAAGGTAGTATAATCTGAAGGTAAAAATGTAGATCCATTGTACCTTAAGATCTGTCCCGTTGCAGGGTTAGTGGTATCAACGGATAATGTTGATCCATTCCCCAAAGCGGTATATATTTCGTTAAAATTATCGTTAATCTTATCACCGCCAACTCTAAGAGTATCACCTGTATTATCATTAGCTGCGGATCCAAGACCTAGAGTTTGTTTAGCCATTGGTAAAAGATTTTTAGTTATTTATGGGGTTTCGGGGTCTACTAACTCTTCACCGTATTGTGAAAGGTCAGGAGCTGTCCAATCATCAGGAACTGATGTTGCAACACCGACAGATGGATTTTGATATCCACTTCCTGTTGCACTTATTTCAACTGCAGCAACACCGACTAATGCCTTAATGTTGCCTTCAAATCCACTGATAGAGTCGATTCTAACAGTAGGTCTAGAAGTATATCCAGAACCACCAGATGTGATCTGAACTTTATCAATTTGACCAGTAGTTAATACTGCGGTTCCTTGTCCTTTGTTTCCAAATACAGAACCAAGATAATCAAATGTAATTAGAGAGTTAGAAGATTCAATAACAGCAACTTCTCTATCTAATGTCTCACCTTGTATATCAATAAAGTCACCAGGTTCAACTGGAGGAACAACTTCAGCAGCATCAACGTCTGCTTCAGATCCAACGTAGGAGAACGCAACAAATGTAGATCCAAATCTAGGTATCTCAGAGAAGATAATTCTAGAACCAACAATTTCAAAACCAACGCCTGGTTCCTGTAGAACACCATTGAGTGATACAATGATATTGTTCTCAGGTCTAATTGTTGTGGACTGAACACCATCAGTAAGAGTCAATGAGTAGAATACATCATCACGTTTCAAGTTAAATGATTGACGTAATGAATCAAACTCGAATGATATGTCATCTAACTGTCTTAACTTACCAATATAGAATCCTGAGAAACCTGCTCCAAGATCAGGTGCTTCTGTAAATGCTATTTCATCAGAGAATGCTGTAAACGCAAATGTAGCACCAGGAGGTTGTAGCACACCATTAATAAAGATGAGCATGTGACCTGCAGGATCTGGGAAGTACGGAGTTCCGTTTGCAGTTGTAAGTTTAAAGTTAGTTTGAGTTCCATCAAAACCTCTGAAGGAACGTTTAACTCTTGCTTTAAGATTGACTAAAGTATTAATAGATCCCTTATAATTATCAGGACCGATAATACCATCTCTACTACTAAATGTTCCTTTAATTTCAGCAAGATAAAGTCTCTTATTGATACCTACAGTTTCAATATCTTGAATGATACCACTTGCAGCACCAGCAACTTGAACAACAGTTGAAACTTGTGCATAACCGATAGGATTGAATGGATCATTAGCAGCACCATAAGCACCAACAAATTGACCGATTGTGAAATCAGCACCTACAACTTGCTTATAGTAGATGTAATTATTATCAAGATCAACTTCAGTAATGTAACCATAAACATTAGCGTTCTGGAAATTAGAATCAACTCTATGAATCTTATCTCCAACTTGGAATGTGTTAACACCACCTTGAATTGAAATACCAATTCTAGTATGACCAGCAGAGTTAATTCTATCACCAACTGAAACATCTAGTCCATCATACTTAACAACTTCTGTGAATATTTCAGAAGCACTTGGGAATAGAGTAGCAGTAGTTTCAAAGGTTCCAGTGAATGTCTCAGTATCAATAGTTAATCTACCACCAGTATTTCTAAGAACAGCACCTGACTGAACTAAGAATCCTGTAGGAGATGCTGTGACACCTGATGTATAACCCTTGAATATAATATCATTAGTAAATGTTCCTTGAAGTTTATTAATTTGAATTCTATTTTCAATAGCACTGATTTGTGCAGAAGTACTGTTAGCAGCACCAACCATTATATCTGTAATACCCCAAACTCCACCAGTTACTTGAACATCAAGATACTTATAGTTTGCATCCTGATGGAATCCGTAAACAACACCAGTAATTGAAGTATCACCTTGTTTTGCTAATGTCTCACCCATTGTGAAAGGACCATTAGTGATGTCACCATCAATTCTCATTCTCTTAAATATCTGAACAATCTTACCTTCATTTAAGGTTAATTTTTCTACTTCAGCATAATTATCACTTTGAGTTCCATAGAAGTAATCTGTATTATTCAATCCACCAGAAATACCTGTTGGAATAGTTCTAGTTCCATATGTCGGAGTAGGAACTGTAATACCATTAAGTGTTGAAAGATTTGTATAGTAAGAATCTTGTAAGAACTGATTACGGATAATATCAAAATTATTTCTAATAACTCTCTTAACAGAACTTAAATTATAAGTTGCTGCTGCAGTAGCATCATAATATGCAAAGAAACCTGCATTTGTAGAAGGAGATGTAAGAGTTCCAGAAAGAGCACTAAACATAAACTCTTCAAGTCTATCTAATGTGAAGTTCTTAATATTAAACTCATTATCGGAGTAGAATAGTTCTCCAGATTGAGCAGTGTAAGGATCTAATGCACCTTTATTAAGTTTGTAACCCCATGCATATAATCCACTAGAAGCATCACCTGTGTATGATGAAGAACCATCAATAAATATTTGATTCCTAATCTCTGAGAAACCGAAGGAGAATGTAATTGTAATAAATGCTCTGAACCAACCATCACCATAAGGAATTACACCAGAAGCATCTACAGTAATACCACCTTGAGGTTGGAATATAGATCCACCTGCACCTGTAAGAAGATTAATATCAAAGAATGCTTGCTGTTTATTAGATGTTCCTTCATCCAATGAAATCATAACTCTTGCATTATCACCATAAGTTCCATTCTGTTTTAAGAATACAGAGAATGTAAATTGCTGATCTTCAGCAGTACCTACGTTACCAGTATCAAATGTTTCTGATCCAGAGTCAAATTTAACTGTTCCACTATCAAAGGTTTCAAATGCACTGATTAAATAGTTCTTATAAACAAAGTGTTGACCTGCAACTGCTGTAGGAACTAGAGCATCAGCAGTTAAAGTTCCATCAGGACCATTTGCTTGATCTACAGTTGTTGTTACTAAGTTGTTAACCCAACCTGCTGCAGCAAAGTTTTCTGGATATGGGAATAAGTTAGCAGTAGAAACTTGTCCTTGAACATTTGAAGTAATCTGTCTAGCACTATCAATTACCTCAATGTTAGTTACATTATTATACCAGTCAAATACAGTTCCTACACCACCAGAAGCAACTGTTCCAGAACCTGCGTTAGTACCAGCTATTGTATCGCCAGCAAGGAATGCACTGCCATTAAATGAACCAACATAAAGTTTAGAGAACTCTACATCCCATTCGAGAATTGTTGCTCTTCCACCACCACTTGAAACAGCAGTTTCACCAACAACATAACTTCCTGTCACACTTGTTAAAGTAATTTCATAAGCACTTTGCTTATCGGTCACATCAGTTGTAACAAAATCATGAATAACATTATTAATCATTTCATCAACAAAAGTATTATATTGCCATGAACCAGTTCCAAACTGAGTAGTAACAATATTAGTTAACTCATTCTTATAGTAATTTAAGTTGTAAAGAATATTTTTACTTGCATTTCTAGCAACTAATTTGCCAGGTGAGAATATGTTTATAGCAATATCAAATAACTCACGCATTCTCCAAATAACTTGATTAATATTAGTTGGAGTAATTGAATCTCTAAATGCTTCTTGATCGGTATAGGCAGCAGCGTATTGTGAACCTGTTACAGAATTACCTTTTGTATAAAGTAAATTACCTATTGCTTTTTCAGCAAGTAGTTTCACTCTTTCAAGAGAATATATCCAAGAAGTTAATTCTTCGTTAACTGTTAATACTACGTTGTTTGTATCTAAGAAAGTCTGTGCTGCTAGGATAGTAGAATTGCTACCACCAGTTTGTAAATCAGATATTACACCAATCATAATATCTTCAAGACTCTGACGACGTGCTGCTAAATTATTTCCATAACTAAATGCTTGGAATGGAGTTCCATTTAGATCATATGTAAAGAATGCTTGAGTTAAAGAAGTTGCTTCCTCTCTGATGTATTCACGGTTGAAGTAGAATCTATCTCCACCAGTGTTAAAGTCCAATCCAGTAGGAGCAATTATATCATTGATAGTTGTAACTAAAGTATCAATCGCTGCCTTAACATTTGCACATTGACCTACAGTGCTAATTCCATTTGTAGTTGCACTTACAAATGTATGGGCGTATTGATCTGATGCAGAAGATACGCCAACGTTAAATGTAATAGTTGTTGATGTAGTTGCAAGAATTGGTAAGTTAGCACCCGATGCAGGATCAGTTGATCTTGGGTATGAATGGTTTGAACCATTACCATCTTGTGTGCAAGTAAATGTTAGAGAGTTATCTGCGATATTAATTAATACACCAACATTAAGTGTATGAGATCCAATAGTTGCTACAATAAGACCAGTTGCAGGATCATATGTTGCTCCTGTTGCTGTAAACTGTTGAACAGCATCATCTGTAATACCCCAATCTCCGACAATTAAATTATCTGTATTATCTGCAGTTAGATCACCTGTAATTGCTTGTTTTGCATAGAAAGCTAAACGTTCGTGTGCATAAACAGATTGCCAAACTTGTAATCTAATATGTAATAATTCACCTTTATTGTCAACGTAGAACTTAGCAGCAGTAGTTGTTTCTAAATTTCCACCTTGTTCAACATCAGTTGCAAGACCATCTAATATAAGACCTAAGTCAGTCTTACAACGTAGAGTTCCATCAGTACTACCACCACTCTGGTTTCTTGGCATATCCTGTGCTAATGCAGGATATCTTGTAAGCATATCATATGCTGCTTTATCTACAATCGCACCACGATTTAAACGTATAAGACTTGCAGCATCTCTATATCTTCCTCTTGCATCAGTATCAACTTGATTGGTATAAATCTCATCATCACCAGAACTATGATAATCAACAGCAAATGGAGTTTGAAGATAAGCATCAACAGTTGCACCAAGATATTCATATGCAGGTGAAACTTTAGTAACACTAGCAAGATGATCTACAGGAGTTGATGCAGATGCCTGAGTTATTGTATCTGTAAGGATATCAATTAAATTGCCAATAGTTGTAAATACATCTGCACAATCTGCAGTCGAGTAATCAAGTTCAGTGACTGCATTTGTTAGAGCAGAAACAAATGAATGTGTATACTGATCATTTACACCAGATGCACCTACGTTAACTGTGATAGATGTGTTTGCAACAACAGCAGTAACAGCTAAGACTGCATTTTCGGCAGGATCACCAACACGAGGATATGAATGTTGACTTTCATTACCATCCTTGGTGCATGTAAATGTCACACCACCAGTTGCGATCTTAACTCTACTTGAAGTTGTTAGAGAATGAGTTCCGATAGTTAGAACTAAATCACCAGTTGCAGCATTATATGTCGCACCTGTTGGAGTAAATGATGTTAGAGATGCAGTTGTAGAATCGGTGATTCTCGCATCAGTTGTTTGAGTTAATCCATGATCACCTTGAATTGTCCAAAGAGTATTTGTGATAATATACTGAAGCATATCATCAACTTTCTCATAAGCAAATAGTGTTTCTTTGACTGCAGGTTCAATCTGTGCAATTTGAACTGGATTAGTTGTTCTATCGACATAGTAAGATGCAGCATCCCAAATATGATTATTAGAACCATTACGAAGATCTTGAACGATTGCATTCAGTGTATCGCGAATATCATCTTCACAATTAAGAGGTGTGTCAGATATAACACTGTTAGCAACAGCAGATACAAATGTATGGACATAATTTCCTCCAGTAACAACTGCGTTTGCTGCAGCAGAAACAAATGTATGAGCATATTGATCTGCCTGTGCAGAAACTCCAACGTTGATAGTTACAGTTCCAGTTTGTTTAATTAAAGCACCAGCAGTTGCAGATACAAATGAGTGAGTAGAAGTATCACTAGATGTTCCAATATCGATTGTAAATGTATCACTATCAACTACAGTTACCTCAACCCATTCTCCTCTAATAGGATCAGTCTGTCTTGGATATGTGTGATTTGTAGCATTGCTGTCATAAGCACATGTAAATGTTAGGGAATTATCTGCAATTTGAATTCTATTACCAGTAGATAATCCATGAGCACTAGAAGTATTAACTGTTAGAACACCTGATGTAGGAACATATGATGCACTACTAATATCTTGTGTAGTTGTACCGACTGCAGTCACATCTAGAGCAGTGTTGTATGCAGGATCAGGAGATCCATCGCCTGCAGTTGCACGAGGATATGTTTTCTGTGCACTATTACCATCTTGTGTGCAAGTAAATGTGAATGAATCTGCAGTCAGTCTAATTTGTGTTCCAACATTGATTGTATGATTAGCAATCGTCATTACGAACGCACCAGTTGCAGGATCGTAAGTTGCATTAGTTGGTTGGAAATTAACTAAAGGTGAAGGTCCGACGTTAACAGTTATATTAGTTGTTGTAGAAGATATAATTGGGAGAGCAACTTGTTTAGATGCAGGATCAGTTGCACGAGGATATGTTTTATTAGAAGTATTGCCATCCATTTCACAAGTAAATGTTAATGCATTATCTAAAATCTTAATTCTATCTTTTTGGATAGTAATTGCATTTGTAATCGCAGAAGAGAATGTATGAGCATATTGTTGACCAGCTTGAGATGCACCAACATTTACTTCAAATGTATTTTGAGTAACATTAGAAACTGTCAACCACTTACCAGCTGCTGGATCTGTGGAACGAGGATATGCATGAATCGAACCATTACCATCTTGTGTGCAAGTGAATGAAATACCACCAACTTTTATATTAACTTTTTGTCCATTCTTAACGATGTGATCATAAGAAGTAATTACCATCGCACCAGTTGCAGCATTATATGTTGCAGTTACAGGAGTAATTTGACCACCATTAGTAAATGTATTATTAGCAACTGTTAATGATAATTCACCACTTGCAGCATTATATGTCGCACCAGTTGGTGTAAAACGAGTTCCAAGAATAACAAGTTCTGGATATCTCTGCTTCATTTGATATACAACTTCTTTCTTGATGAAGTCTGAGTTATTTGCAATTAGATTTGCAGCATCATAATATCTGTGAGATTTATTAGCAAAACCTGCAGGAGTTCCAGTTAATCTTGAGGTTTCAAGTAAAGCATCATTACTAAACTCTTCACCAAATGTAAACGATTCTCCACCAGACCAATCATCAGTATAAGTTGCTTGATCTACACCTTCAAAGTGGAATAGTAATTTTGTATCATTATCACCTTGGAATATACCGTTTCTAGGTGTAAATGGAGCAGTTGGATAACGATCAACTACAGATATTCTTACCTCGTCAATATGACCTGCAATTCCATTTGCATTAGCATAATCAGCACCAACTCTAAATGGTTTTGCTGCATAGTTACTACTATCAGTTCCAGTACCTGCAGCAACTCCACCAATGAATATTGTTGCTGTAGTTCCAGTCCTCTTGATTGCAATATGATACCATACATCATTATTCAATACTGTAGAACCTGATGTTACTAAGTCTGAATTATTAACATTATAACGAACTTGACCAGCTTGTAAGTATAAACGAGCAGCTACTTCATTAGCAGTAGATGCTCTCATATCAAATATAGTTTTAGTTCCTTCAAGGGAAGATTCTGAAGGTTTGATCCAACATTCAAGTGTATATGCACCAGTTCCAAATGCAAATTCAGCAGAACTAGGAACTGTTATATAATCTGATGTTGATGATGCAGCACCAACGTTAACTGTAATAGTTGTTCCAGTTACAGCTGTAATTGATAAGTTTGCACCAGATGCAGGATCAGTTGCACGAGGATATGCATGAGTCGTTGTGTTATTATCTGCTGTGCATGTAAATACGATTCCATTATCAGCAATCGTTATCGTATTACTTGTGGTCAATCCATGAGTTCCTATGGTAATTACCATGACTCCAGTATTAGGATTATATGTGGTTCCACTCTGAGCAGTGAAACTTCCTGATGCACCTCCACCAGCTGTAATAGCATCAGTAACACCACTTGAGAATGTGTGAGTTGTTTTTGCCTTACCTACTAAAAGAGATGATATACCAAACTTTTTAGTAGATCTATCAATCTGTGCAGAGTTAGTGAAAGTTGCTGTATGATAATCTTGACCAGTAGATTGAGATCTACCTATCTTACCAACATAAACAGTTTTTCTTGCTTGGTTATATCCAACAACTTCTGCTTTAGTATCAGTGGTTCTAATTACTTGACCTGCTTGGAAGAAACCTGCACCAACTGGATTTGTAAATGAAATTTTTCTTACAAATGAATCCTCTAATAAAAACTCACCAGAATTGTTTCCATATTCTAGTTTGTAATTACGAACATATTCACCATCTGTAAACGTTCCAGATTCATTATCATAAGGAATTATATTTGTGCTTACAATTTCATTAGCAGGGAATTTAGAATCAAATGCTGTAGAATTATCTGTAAAATCAACAATATTAATTTGTGATTCTGATATATTATCTAAAACAACGTTAGGATATGTTTGTGATGTAATTCTGTTGAATAATAGTCCAGAGAATGAAGATCCATCAGATATATTAACCTGTCCAATAAATTCGTTAGTTGTAGGATCTTGATATGCTGCAGTTGCAGTAACACGAGCAACTACACGAGACTGAGCACCTATAATTACTTCATTTAATTGAATATCATATAGACCTGGTGTAGACTGATAAGTACCAGCAGTCTTACTTAATGTAAGATTATTTGTAACGTTAATTTCTGTTCCATACACAGGAAGATCTTCAAGATGAGAGATCGCAGTAGTTCCTAACTGCCCTCTAGTAACAGTTATAGTATGGAAATTATTACTCTCGGTAACATTAGTGCAAGTAACAATTTCAGAACCGAATTGATAGTTTTTAGTAGCAACAAATGTACCTGTAGGAGGTGCTGCTTCAGCATTTTGACTACCAACAGCAATAATATCAATCGTTTGTGTAGAAGGACCAATACTATAACGAAGTTGTCCTAAAGGTGTTTCTTGTCCCTTATCAAGGTTGATTGCTTCAACTTTAGCATTATCATTTTGGAAGTTAGTAACATTCTCACCAAATACAAACAATCCTAAGTTAGTAATAGGTGTAATAGTTCCTAAATTAGCATTAAATCCAGTAGCACTTACGTTGACTAATTCACCTGCAACGAATGTTCCTTGAGTTACAAATCCTTCGATATTATTACCAACAACTAAAGTAACAGTCATTCTTGCTGCAGATTGAGATCCTACAACTTCATTACCAACATTAGGGAAGATACCACTAATATTTGTGAATGTGAATGTTGATTGAGGAATATTTTGAATCTGAATATTTACATATTTGACACTAGCAGGTGGTTGTGGTGGTTCTGCAAATACAATAGAATCACCTTGAAGTTCAAAAGATACATCTGGAGTTTGAACAACACCGTTGATAATAATCAATAATTGGTTAGCATTAGCAACAATATTATCACCAAGAATTGTTAGTGGGAATTGAGTTCTAATACCATCAAATAAAGTAGAAATATCATCCAATCTTTGAACAACAGAAGTTAGAATATTTTCAGAAGATGTTAATCGTTTTTGTCTGAATAGTACTTCTGTATTATTAAACTCAGAGTAAATTGGTTCAACAAGAGAGAAGTTTTGAATATTAGGAACTATTGCTTCTTGTGCTAATTCAACAGATTTAGTTAATTGGAAATCTGTTTCTTTATTAGGAACAAATCCATAATCAGACAGATTTAATTCACCAAATACTTTGAATGATGCAGGATGAACGTTCTTGATAAGAATCTCTTTCCACTCATCAATAGATACAGCAGATTTAATTGCATAAGAGAAGTCTTGATAATAGTAACTATCTTGAATTTTCTGAATGATCTCAGATGGTTTTCCAATATCATCAATAAATTGTCCAGTTGTTTGAGTAATAGAACCAATCTCAAGAACACCTTTAGCGATGTTTAGATCACTAATAATACCAGAAGATTTAGAAATAACACCAGTTAATTTTTGACCTTCAATAAAGTCTCCTGTGTAGTCAACAACTTTAAGAACTCTAGGTCCAACTTGCCATCCACTATTTGTAGAAACATAACCTTGTGCAGTGGCAGTTTCAAAAGTATCACCTTGATATACAAGTTCTCCTTCTAAGAATGTAGATGTAACAACGTTTGCAGTAGCACCACCACCAAATGATTCAGTTAATACCTGTTGACGACCAGTACCAGCATTCACGAAGGTAAGAGCGTCGCCTAATGCAGCGTTTGCTGCAGTGATTGCAAGTTTTAACTGATCATTCTCAAGAGAATTACCAGCACCTGCAATAGCATAATATGTGTTAGTAGAGTTCAAACGACCAGTAGCACCAGATGCTAATGGGAACTCAGTTCCTTCTCCAGTATCAACAACATTCAAATTAACAGCAGCACCATTTGGAATACCATGTGGGAAAGCAAACTGTAGTAATCCTAAGTCAACGTTAATAACATAGTTGAATGAAGATCTTAAATTAATTGTTGGAGTTGAAGAATATCCAGAACCAGGATCTTTAACAGCAATTTGATCTAAACGACCATTTTTAATTGTTGCTTCTGCAGTCGCACCAGAACCTCCACCACCAGTTATAACAACAGTTGGAGGTTGAGAGTATCCAGAACCAGGATCAGTTACAGTAATACTTTCTAGTATACTTGTAGAAGTTAACTGTGCGTTGATTGGGAATGTAATCTCAGGACGTAAAGTATAGTCATGTGGATAATCATAACCAAAGTTATTATTCTTAAGTTTCTTAATCTTACCAACTTTATCACCCTTAGTGAAGATTGATGCTCCAGATCCAAATGGAGGTATAACAACAACCAATTCAGCACCAGATCCAGTTAGTCCAGATCCAAGAATACCAGATATTGATTCAATATCAATACTTGCAGTAGTATATCCTTTACCTGGTGATGTAACTAAAACTGATTGAATTTGACCAGGAATCGATACACCTTCAGAATCAGTTCCATCTGCAACTGTAATTTGAACAAATCCACCTTCACCATCACCTGCAATAGGAACACTATTATAAGTTCCTACAGCGTATTCTGTACCTGGTGCATTGATTTGAATTCTTTCAATTTGTCTTGTAGATTGAATACCAGTTACAACAGGTAATCTAGTATAGAAACCGCCAGGATTGACAATACGAACTCCACCAATAGATCCAACTGCTCTTACAGAACTTGTTGTATATGATGCTTGTGCTACTGTAGCAGAACCTTCTGGTTCATTTTCTAATGGGAATCTTATAACATCTGCACCACGAGTAATTGTTGCACCACTAATTCCTTGAATAGTAAATGTTCCAAGATAAGGAGAATCAGTTACATCTAAGTAACTACCAGTAGTAATTGGTGAAGTATCACCAGTTCTTGAAGGATCAAAGTAATATGAAATATTAGTAACTACATTTCTATCTACTTTTAGTTTTACTGTAGGTGTAGGAACACCTTGACCAGTTATACCAGGAGTTCCAACTCTTTCGATAGAGTTGAATGAATATTCCAGTTTGTTGAGATTATCTTTAGAGAATGATAAGTTTCCACCTGCAAGTGAAGAATGACTGACATCAAAAAGATATTGATGACCATAATACATTTTTAAAACAGGAGACTTAACAAATACACTTACAGAACCTGCACTTGTAGCTGGTGAAGTTAATGCTGCAGATGGTAATTTATATGTAAATTCTAACGGACTTACTATTGTGTTTACAGCAAATGCACCATCATATTCATCGTATGTAACACCACCAGATTCTTGAGATGGATTACCATCAACAAATATCATTTCTCCTACAGAAAGGTAATGACGAGTTCCTGTAATTACATAAACTAAATCGCTATTTGCAACTGCAGTTGCTTGTAATGTCTTAGATAGATTTGCTACAAGAGTAATCTTTAAAACACCAGTTAGGTTAGTAATTTGTGTAGTTGTATATGCTGTGTTAAAACTTATATCTCCAGAGTTGATATTAATAACAGATCCAACAATATATGAAGATGATCCAGATACTTCGTCAATTCTAACAGAGTAATCATCATCAGAATATGGTTTGAACTTAGCAAGTTCGTCTAAGTTATTAGAACCACCCTCAGGATGATTATAACTGTTTAGATCTATATCAAATGTACCAGGTGTTGTATTATTAATTTGTGGGAAACTAAATCCTTTAATTTCATTAACATCGGCTGGTATAGGTCCGACAATACCATATGTGCTTTGCTCACTAAACTGTGCTGTAGAAAGAAGACCAAGGTTTAAATCATTTGACCAAGCATTATTGTTTACAGCAAGATATACTTTATTATTAACAGTATCAGTAGAAATAATGTAACCACTATTAACGAAACTAGAACCATTATTCAATACAAGTTTACTACCAACAGTAAATGTAAATGATTGGTTAATAGTTAATTCTTGAACATTATCAATCTTAATAGTTGGTGAAACTTTGAAATAATATTTGTCTTTTACTGTTGCAGTAGCAATAAGTTTTTGAGAACCTGGTGAAGGAATAGTTGCGGTTCTTGATCCCCAAACATCTTGTTTATATGTTAATGGTTCAGTATCTTGTCCTAATGCTATTGTTGCATCATCAAAGTCTAAGTTTTGGAAACCTGCTTCAGCAAATACCATACCTGCAGTGGTCATTGTAAGTGCAGATCCTGTTACAGGAGTTACTGCAGTTCTTGCAAATCCAACAGATGTATTTGTTTGTGCTGCTGTAGTTCCAAGTCTTGTTGCTGCAGCATCCTTATCAACTTTAAGACCAAAACCATTATGAACAACATAATCATATTTGTTTTGATTAGTTGTAAACCATGCAGTATCAGTCCAACTGTATGCAAGGGCAAATGCACCAGTTGTAGGATATGCAGTTACATCAGAAGGAACAGTTGGGGTAACTGCTCTATTTCTCAATCTTACGTTATCAACAAAGAATGTTCCTTGCTCATTTGAACGGAAGTTGCCAGCAACACCACTTCTACCAGGAATCTGACCAATATAAAGATCTTTACTACCTAACGATGTGCTAGTAACACTTCCTGTAAATACTTGTAAACCATTGACATAACCAGTATATTGATTACCTTCTTTCTTTAATCCTATAAACTGCCATGTATTATCAGCAAACATATTAGTCAATGTAGACTGTAATGCAGAACCTGCAGAGTTAAGGGCAGTTGAACTATTTGTAACAACTAATTCCAATCTTCCACTACTTACATCATAATACAACCAGAGACCACCAGTTGCTACAGAAGCATCACCAATAGCAAGTAAGGTGTGTTGGGTTTGAGATAAAGATGTTGCTGTAGAATCTTTATAAACCATCATCTCAAATGTCCAATCACCTGTTAACTTAGTACCAAGTTGAGCAGAAGTAATTTGAAGATTTGCTTGAGTCCAAGAAGTTTGACCAGTTTGATACCCATATATTTTAGCAACATTATCAGCGTATGTGATAGAATTACTTGTTGAAGTAGATGTTAAGGTATAATGTCCAGTAGTATCAACATTTGAACCTGCAGTGAATGGGAATATAAATTCATTTCTATTCCAAGATGTTTGACCAAAGGCATAAACGTCACCAGAGTTATCTGAAGTAAGAGATTGAACTGTAATACCTTCAATATTGTTTACATTAAATTCGTTAGTTGTCTGATTCTTAATTTTACCATCATAACCAAGTTTAACTGTATCAACAGTTTTTAGTAAGTTAGATGTAGCAGATTTAGTAAATGCGAGGTTTAAATCACCAAAAATATCAATAGAAGATCTTGGTGCAAGATTAATAGATCCACCAGTTACCAAATAACGATAATTCCAAAGTAATGTTCCACTTGTATTGACTTTAGCAACCCAGAAACTATCTTGTGTAGTATCATCAGATTTTAATTGACATGTAGCAGAAATATATGCTTCATTAAAATCATCAACAACCATTGAGCTGTTAATCATTGAATATAAAGCGTTTGTGTAAATATTAACCCAATCAATAGTAATTGATGCAGTTCCTAAAGTTGCTTTACCAAATGCAACGTTTGTATCTGCTTCAGAAACTGTAGATGAAATTTCTAATGTAAAGTATATGTCATCATTAATTTTTGCAAGAGATGTAAGTTTTTCTGAGTTTGCTGATGAAGCAATTTTTCTCTTAGTAACAAAACTTCCAGTAGTATCAACAACACCAATGAATGCATCATAAGGATTAGTAGAGTTTGTATTTGTATATCCCCCAATAACAACTCTAGTGGAAGAATACTTCATTACTGAAGTAATTTTATCAGATCTAGTAGAACCAGAAATACCTGCATATGCTTTCTGATATGTAATTGCTGCACTTAGACCATTTGCTGCTTGAGTATACTTAAGTAAGTAAACATCAGGATTATAGGCATCTAAAATTGATGCATTTGGTTTAATTTCACCAACAACCCAAATATCGTTTCCATCAACTGCTAATTTTATATTTTCAGTGTAATTTGTTCCAGTATTACTCTCTACAGTTTTTTCCCATTCTTTAAGACCTGTTGCTGATAATTTTGCAATAAATCCAATGTCATTACCAGAAGCATCTTTAGTTTTACCGCAAATAAAGGTTTCTTTATCGTCATTAACAAAAACATCGTTAATTACGACATTATTTTGATTTTCTACTAGAGAAACAAAATAATCTGCCTTTTTAAAGATTTGTGGATGTGAAATGATAACTCTAGGATTTACAGTGTACCCAGAACCAGAATTGACGATATTTACAGAACTAATTGAACCAACACTTGTTACAACTGCTTCAAGTGAACCAGAAGAACCATCTCCATCAATAGTAATTACTGGAGGAATGTCAGTATTGTATCCAGAACCATTTTGAGTAATTACAATCTCTTCAATACCTTTAATTTGTCTAACTACGAACGTTTTGTTCGTGCTACTCATAAGAGGTGAATATGCAACAGTAACCTGATCACCAACTTGTAAATTATGAGGACTATCAGTTTTTAAAACACCAATATTGTTACCACTCACATTTTCAAAACCATATGTTGAAACTGTTTCACCAACAATCTGCGAAACACGGGCAGAAACACCAGTTCCATCAGTATCAGTGTTGTCAAAGACTAAACGGTCATTTACCTGATAAGATATACCTGGATTCTCAATAGTAAATCCAGTTACAGACGCATCTTCAAATTTAGTGATAGTTTCAACTTCAATATCAACTTTTGAGTCAAATTTAACTTTAGGGAAGTAATCAAAAAGTTGTAAAGGTGATTCTTCAAAGATTTGATCTGGATCGTCAATCTCTACTTGATCAATCACACCACTTCTATCTTCGTCTTCTATCTCAAATAGGAGTATATCACCATCTTCGGTAGTTAGAGCGTTTGTAGAGGCATTTGGTGCCCTCTCAACGTCAATATCAACGTTCTCATAAGGATCACGATATCTAACAACACCAGTAGGAATATTTTGTTGTGTTGCACCATCATTTAAGTTCCAAGTGTCAACAACAGAGTTGTAACTAGGACCTAAAACATATGGGAATACTGCATTACCTTGTTCTGTATTATCAATAGTAACAAAGTAACAATATCTACCTGTTGGGAAGTCAGGTGTCTTACAGAAGCGACCATTGTATTGATCAAGGTCTCCTAAGTTAAAGACGTACTCATAATCTTCAACAAATTTACCTGCTGCCTCATCAGTTAACAGAGGACCTGCAGTTCTAACAGGATATGGGTTAGTAATCGCATCAAATACTAAATTAGTCTTTAATTTATATGAAGTTCCCAATCTTTTGATCTGTGAACCTTGATCAGTAGGATCTGTGTAACCATAAGGACCGTAAATTGGGTTTCCATCAAATGCCCAACCAATAATAGGTGAGTGTGTTAAAGAATCATCTTGTTCTAGTGTTTGACCAACAGTATTACCAGTTTGACTGACAAATAAGTTATCTCCAAGAATAAATCTTAGTTTTTGTGGGTTTGAAAGGTGTGCATACTCTCCACCATACTGACTATTAAATCCTGTCTCAACAATACCTTTTGCAGAGTCAATAGTTGCAGTTTCTTGTAAGTTATATGTCCATTCAAATACGTTTGCTGTAAATAATGCATCTTGACCAACAGATGTAAGATTAATTACTGTAGTTCCTTGAACATATCCGATACCTCTGTTAACAATCTCAATTCCTGTAACTCTACCTGCGTTTTCTCCATCTGTATCAATAGTTGCTCTAGCAACAGCACCAAAACCATCTCCTTGAATACCAATAGTAGGAGCAGTAGTATATCCAGTACCTGCAGATATGATCGCAATAGAAATGATACGTCCATTCTGAACGATTGCTTGAGCCACCGCACCAGAACCAGAACTTAGAGTAACAGAAGGTGTAGTTATATACGATGCACCACCAGTATCAACAGATACGGACTGAATAGGACCACGAACCTGTGCAGTCGCGGTAGCACCCGTTCCTCCACCACCAACAATAGTAATAGCGGGTTGAGAAGTATATCCTGTTCCTCCAGAGTTGATTAGTATTCTTGATACAACACCTTTTGTTATAATAGCAGTCGCAGCAGCACCAGAACCGCCTCCACCAACTATAGAAACAAGCGGAGATGATGTAAATCCAGATCCACCAGCAGTTACGGTAACTTCACTAATAGAACCATTAACAACAACAGATGCAGTCGCACCAGTACCTCCACCACCAGTAATACTAATTACGGGAGGAGATGCAGCATCATATTCTTTACCTGCATTGGTAATAGCAACTGATGTTATAGCACCAAATGTTTTCTTAGTTGTAGACTTATAAGACCAAACTGAGACACCATTAATCCAAGTTCCTACAGGACCTGCGTTAATTGTGTTCTTTGTTGATATAGTTGTAGCTGTGCGTGGGAACCTATTTAACTTACGTTGGTTGCCTGGTAATAGTGCGGAACCAGGAAATGGTCCTATGTTGTAGTTAGGAATACCAGTTGACGCGACATAAACGTAATTATCATTGAAGAATGAGTTTTGAACGTTAGTAGTATACGGAGCAATGATATTATTAATTGCGGTTGTATCCGATTTACCTTTATTAAGGTCAACAGATACAAGAATATTACCTTGCGGAACAACTGACGCAGGTTGTGGTAATGAATATTGGAATACAGTTGTACTATCTCTAGATGTTACCGCAAAAGTTCCGTTATAGATTATTGGGTTCGCACCGTAGATAGTAACCTGATCACCAACTAAAAGACCGTGTGGGTTAGAGCAAGTTACTGTAGCGGATTGATTGTTAACACCACCAAAGGTAATTGATGTAACTTCGATTAATTTTTTGACATTATATAACCAAGTATTCAATTCTGGACTTGTTGATGATCCACCTAACTTAGAGATTGTTAATTTATCGCCAGGTAAGTAGTAAGAACCTGTATCAGTAAGAGTTGTTTGTTGTGCATCAACAATACCAACAACGTTCATCACAACTTCCTGTGCAGTCCCCTTATTAATGAATACAGTAAAGTTTGAAGATACTTCCGTAGCAGAATCCCAGTCTTCTACGATACCGTTTACGGAACGAGTACACTCAATAAACTGGTTTAGTGATTTTTCCTTATATCTTACAACTTCCGTCCCACCAATTAGAAACTCTCCGTTTCTTTCTGGCCAACCGATTGTAGAGTCAACAGTAATAATACTATCTTCAGTTCCGAGTGGTTCTCCGAGTTTTGTTTTATATGGAACAGTAAAACTACCTTGAATAGTTTCTTCTGAAAGAACTAATTCATAAATATCCGTTTCTGATGTTCTAATTGCAATATAGTTCTCTACAAGTGCACTCGCTGCTAAAATATTTGGATCCGCAATATCTGCTTCTTGTTGTAATAGACCATCTTGAATATCAACGGGATTACCTCTTACTAATGTCGCACGGAGAATCGTATCAATAGACCATGTTGCAGCAGATGGTTTGATAATTTGGTCTTTAGGGTAAGAAATACTAATTTGCTCACCATAAAGTAACTTAAACAAGTAAGCAATACTAAAACTGGTTCCTTTACTTGAGTAAAAGTCCTTAATAGTTTTAATAGCGGTGCGAACGTTGATTTTCTTGTAATCAAGTTCTGGAACGTTAGGTAAGAACTGTTCAGTATACTTGTCTAGCAGTCTCTTTACAAATAAAGCATCAAGACACTTAATCTCAGTATTTACAGTCGCTGCAGCAGCAGAGGTGTTATTAGAGAATACTGCATTACCATCTTCACTATATTCAGTAATACCACTTGCAGCTCTAGCACATCCTGTAAACTGTGCTTTCTGATAGTTCGCACCTGTTAAGTTTACAGTGAATCCAGTAACTTCATTCAAACCAGTTTCCGCAGATGCTTTCGCTGTTGGAGGATCTTGAATAACAATCGTTGGAGGATTCGCGGAAGAATAGTTAGATCCAAAGGTTGTTACGTTAATATCTGTAATTCTTCCGTTAAAGATTGATGCAGTTGCGGTAGCACCAGTTCCACCTGCGTAATTTCCTTGTGCATCAGTTCTATTATCTACAATGAATACGGAAGGAACGTCTTCATATCCACTACCACCGTCTAATAAGTCAATATTTGTTACTCTACCGCTACCATCAACAGTAACGTCAAGCACTTGAGCACCAACAGGATCAATAATAGCAACTCTAGGAACAGAAGTGTATCCTTGACCTGCATTTACAATATTAAGTGCAGTAACTTGACCATTTGAGATAGTTGTAGTTATCGCTGCTTTAATAGGGTTAGTTCCAGTTGGTTCATCAACATAGACTGATGGTGCAGTCGCATATCCTTGTCCACCATCAGTAACTGAGATAGTTCCACTTAAAGAACCATTTAATATCTGTACTGTGCCGATTGTAGCACCACCTGGTTGTCTAAAACTTATTCTAGGAGTAAAAGTATACCCACTACCAGAACTAAGCACCTCTAGACCGCTTACAGACCCGTTTGTGACCGTTGCACGAAGGGTTGCTTGTTTTGCTCCTGACTTGGTAGGTGCTTGAATTACAACAGTAGGAGGGTTGGTATCACTATAACCTAATCCACCCTCTAAAAGTTGAACATTCTTGATTCCATTTACAAGTGAAGTTGCAGATCCACCACTACCAATACCTGATGGAGAGTTGATAGAAATTTGAGGAGGATATTCATATCTGTAACCTGATCCGTTCTCACTAACAGTAATACCACTTAATTGACCTGAGTCATTTATTCTTGCATATCCTTTTGCACCTGCACCGAAAGAAGGAACTGGTGCTTCAATAGAGTACAGAGATAATATCCTACCATTGATAGGAGCAACTGTAAATATGAAGGTATTGCCATCAATAAAGAAATCTACCTTTGGAACTAAAACTTTATTATCATAAATTGCTATAACATACTCATCAACGATTGGTTCATATGGTGCACTTGTTCTAGTTAATGCAAATTCTGTTTTTCCGTCTCCAAAAGCACCAGAAATGTTGTCAAGTAAAACTATAGAGTTCTCAACGAAACCATTAAGGTAAGTAACGTAAGTATTAACACTGTCATCAGAAGGAGTTCTTGTTCTTGGTGCAGTTGTAAATTGTATATTAGTTCCGTCAACAGTATAATCTACATTTGGTATCAGAACCTCTCCATATACAGACACTTGAAGGTGTTGTGCTGAAGGAGGACCTATTGGATTGTCTTGAGATGTTAATTGAAATATTGTGGTCGTTCCGTCGAAGGAGTCTATCAAATTTTTCAATCCAATAAACTTAAGTTTTACTTCTTCATAAGAAACACCAGGACTAAGTGAGATATTAGGTGAGTCAGTTGTAGATTCGTAGTATATTACTTCATCGCCAATTAATATTGATCCATTATTGTCTAAAAAGGAATCTACACTCTCAACAACGATTCTATCTGATGATGCAGTGATTGATTCTACTAAAGTTGTCTTACCATCTAATATTCCAATGTCTAATTTATCAATATCAAGGTATTGGAGGAAATTATTAAGGATATTTTGTCCCAATCCAGTTTTTTCCTGAGATTTGTAGTAATACTCAAGAAATTTTGTGAAAAGAGGGTATTCCCCTTTTATAAAATCGGGTGATTGGGATCCAATCGCCTGCGATACCTTGTTAATCTTGCTAGATGTCATCTAATTAAAAACAAGTAGATGTGTTTAATGAACCAGAGTTAGATATGTCCGAAACCGTGACTAAAGTTGGAGTTTGGTCAAATGTAGTTGGTGTCAAACTATTTAGAGGGATTGATGGAGGAGGAGTTGTTCCTACTGCAGCAACTGTAACTTCGGGAAGAACAATATTTAAAATTGTACCAGGTGTAGAAGCACTTATACCACCTGAGTTTGCTGGAATGAACTGAACTGGTAATTGTAGTCCTGTTGGAAGTGCACCAGGATCCGAAACGCTTCCAGCACCTGTTGTGGAGTCTGTAATAGTCACTCCAGAGGATGCTATATTAGTTCCTGTGCCGATTAAGTTAATAGGACCAAAGCAAATCTCACCAGTCGAGTAATTTACTGTGCCTGCTTGACTACTTGTGTAAACTTTTCGTGTTCCAGTGTTATAAAATGTCTTTAAATTACCATATCCATCATCTTCAAACTGTTGATTAACGCCTGGTCGGTCTGCAGTCCTAAAAGTTCCTGATAAAAGCACTGGTTCCTTCACTCCATCAGTGGTTAAACTGGTTTTTGAAGGTGCAGAGTTGTAAAGTGACCCTCCAGTTGCTATACAATAGGTATTTGTTTGTCCAGTAGTCGGTTTTATGTATTTTAAGATGGTTGTTTGAAGCGAAACGTCTGTTACGCACTTATCAGCAAGGATAATTGCCTTCTCAAACGCTTGTGCTCTGAAAATTGAGTTGAAATTATTGATTTGTGTCTGTGTTGCCCACTGTGTAATAGCAGTTTGGACGTTTGTTTTGATTGATGAGGTGTCAGAACCGCATCCTGTATCATATTGTACAAAAACTTTGGGGTAAATGTAGATATCATCGGGATCTATGACCACTGGATCGATAGATGCCATCGCATAGTTCCTTAAATCGTTCGCAATCGTCTTTTTAGTCTGGTCATTTAGTGATGAACCTGTTTTTGTCTTGACCGCAATGTAAACTTTTCCGTAAATAGGGGGTGTTAAGGAGTCTCCACCGTATGCAACAACGGAATCTGCGTTATCATAGACCTTTTTAGTCAAAATAGCGTAGTCTTGAGCAGTTACAGCACGATATTGAGAGGAATAGAAACGCGGAGCATTGTATTTGATGCTCTCAACAGTCTCCGCAAGTGCACCAAGTTGTGATTTCTCCTTCATTTCGATAGTTGCACTCACTGCAGTATAGGTTACAGCAGAACTATCAACCATTCTACCTATAAAACTGAACCCTTCTACGTCATTTGCTGCAGGACCCTTAGTTACAAGGTACTCCATCTCGATAACTTCACCATCTTTAAGTGCTCTACCTACTGAATCATCACCAAAAGTGAGTTCATAACGCTGATCTTCACCTTCTGATAGGAAAAATACCCTAGATGTGGGTGTTAAGGAGGTTACTGTGTCTACAGCAGTGTATAAATCGGAGGTTGTAGATGATTCATTTGCCTTTACACGCACTGATAGAGTCGAAATATCAACATTCTCACTAGGAATCTTGTAAACTTGGTTCTCAAACGTGTTAACAACGTAAGAAAACTTAAGCATTGTGCCTTCTCTGATGATAAAGTTATCAAAAACTGCCTTTCCAGTGATCGGATCGACCTCTGAAGTGGTATCACTTATGGAAACCCAGTTGTAAATGCCTCCAGTGAATGTGGTTCCCTTTCTGATAGTCGCATTACTAGGGTATGCACCACTTGATAACTGTGTTTGAAGAGTAATTTTCATACATGCTTTCGATGCAATGATCGAACGAGGCACATAATTAAGTAATTTTGCTATATTAACGATATTATCTCTCACTGTGGACGAAGGTAGGAACGCTTCGTTCATTGCCATATTACCATTAAATGCTGTATAATAGGTATTATAAGCAAGAGTGTCTATTAAGTACGATAATGCACTTCCTTCAAAGTCATAATCAGAGAATTCACTACGAGTTCTGAGGTATGATTTGATAGATGCTTTAATATCATTAAAGTCTAGTGCTGTTAAATTGTTTGGTTGCATTATACAGGTCTCTGTAATACGAAGGTTATTTGTTCAACCAGTGGAATACCGACAATACGATACTCTACTTCGACTTGAAATCCGTTCTTCTCGGAATCGACTTCTACATCGACTCTTACTAAGCTCACTCTATCTTCATTACCATTAATAGTATTTATTATCTCATCTTGGATTGTCTCAGCAGTAAAGTCATCTAGTGGTTCAAAGAGTAGGTTATACACTTCAGAACCCATTTCGGGTTGAAAATGCTTTTCACCTGGTCGAGTTAAGACAAGATTCTTGATTGCTTGTTTAATTGCCATCTCGTTCTTGACTACTGCTGTATCTTTTGTTACAGGATTCTTCGCAAACGAAATATTCACGTCCTTAAAAGAACGCGAGATATTAAACTCGTCAGGTCCAATCTTCTTTAAAACCATTTAACTCTCAGCGAGGTTCCTTACCAGTATCTCCTCTTGCATTCGCTTATCCTTTTCCCACTTTCTTATAGTAGATTTCGCATTATAATCTGTGACGAGTGCCACAGTTCCATGCTCTTTCCACATAATTTCAGATACGAAGTCAGGGTTAACCATAATAGAGATATTAGTTCCCTAGTATTTAGACACGTTTCTCCTATTTGTGGACGCTCGCGGCACGAATTTTTACTCTACATGGAATATTCCATCCATTTTAGAGATTTTCTCATATATTAAGTCTAAATTTTGTGAGTACGATAGATATTCTTCTCTTCCTTTCGGTTTATAATAGGTTTTATCAGGAGTAGGTATCTCTTCTATTCTCGTTTCTAATTCTTCTATTCTCTTACTTAATGCTTGCAAGCATTCATTAATAGCGTTGAATGCAGCAGCTATGTTTTCTTCTTGGGAAAATGCCTCACGGCTATTTAGCGTAGAATCTTCTTCAGTTGACATAAGATAAGTTTATTTAATATGTTGAGGACATTTGATAATAGCAATCGCTATAGCACCTGTCTTGAATCCAGTTGACTCTTCTACTACTGTTCTTACTTCTTGCACTCCATACTTTTCACTTGCATCGCTATATGCTAAGAGAAGTGACTTATAAGTATCATGTCCTTGATCTTTATATTCACAGAATCCTGTTCCAACAAAGTTTAGTAGTGTCAATAATGTAAGTTCAATCATCTTTTAGAGGTTTTAGGTTGATGGATTGACCATCATCACTTAGTTCAAATTGTAATTCCGTTTCTACATTCCACCCAAGTTCTTCACAAATCTCGTAAGGTATAGTGAGTATTAAATCACCATAATCATCTTCATCGAGTTTAGTGGTAAATCTATGGGACATAAGGTTATTACATACGGTTATTGGTGGGGTATTTTGAAGGATGGTTAGACTTCCAATCACTCCACAACGTATATAGCGTTTCCTTATTCCTAACTCTGTAGATAGACGCTGCATGATCTGCACATTCGTACATACGATTATCTAATCCACCTTCCAAACGGATTAACTGTTCAATACACCATACTCTAAGGTCTTGGCGATTATAAGAATCATCTGATTGTGGAGTAGTCATTTTTTTACTGGAAAAATTTTTTATATAAGAAGGAAACAAAAAGGCGAATAATATTTAACTCGCTCTTGGGAACCTTTGTAGGTTAGGGTAGTGGCTGCTTTTTAATTAACGGGGGGCTAAATAACTGCCTTTCCCGTTATGAGACTGTAATAAGACTGTGAGACTTTAAATAAGCATAAAAAAAGAGGGGTTTCCCTAGACCCCTCCATTATGACATATTTGTGTGAGTTTGTCAACTGGTCTTACGTCTCCATTCCCCAAAGACCGCCAGCAAGTTGTTAGTCGATCGCTAACTCCATACCGCTAACGAAATCTTCTTTAACGTTCTTATAAGATACGAACCACTCGTAATTTTTCTGAAATACTCGCATACCGTAAGAGAATTCATCAAGTAGAGCGTTTAATCTGCTTTTAGTGGTGTTAGACTGCCAACCGCCATCTTTAATAATGATTGAGTGATCTTTAACTGTAGCGATGTGATTCCCGTGTAGATAAACGTCCGCTTCATTATCCCAACCGTGCTTAACTGTAGTGTTAGAACTAGAGAAGTTTCTGCCTGTTCTGATTGCTCTGTTCATGTCTCTTTCAATTTTTCTCATTTGGGTTTCCCTCTGTTGTTATTCTAATTATAGCAACTAGGCACCCAGTTACAACTCCTCCTGTGACACTTGTTGTACTGGCACAACGTCCCAACTATATCCAATAGATTTGATATAATCGAATACACTAACGTCTTTATTTTTTCTTATTCTCCACTCGTCTCTATTCACTCTAAAATCATGTATAAAAGTCTGTAATTCATATATGCTTTTGAACTGTCCTATTAGTTCATGCTTTTCGTTATAGAGTGAATAGACCATTTCTTTGAAACCTCTCAAGGTTAATTTTACCATAATCTGAGAATTCTGTCAAGAATGTTCTGATATGCTGAAAGACTTGACAACCGATAAGATGCGTGCTAAGAGTGAATTAAATAGAACACTTATATACATTTATTTGTATATTTAATAAAATTCCGTATAGTACAAAATTACTCCTTAGTGTTCCATCTTTTATGCTTTCTGACGTTAACCCATATTACTATTGTGATCTCCTTCAGAATGCTCCAAATATATTGCAATTCCTGTGATCTTGTAACTGAGTCATCTTTTTTATTATCCATTTTTCCAACTTGCGTGAATGCTCCGCACTTCTTCAATATTAGTTATATGTTTTAATTGTTTCCACTCTGTTGGATAAATTAAAATCTTAACTTGTCTTAATCCGTTCATGCTCTCTTTATCCTCCTTTTCATTAACTACCATAACAACATATTGGTCACATACAAAACTAATATATCCCGATTCATTCGGTTTATAATGGTAGTAATGTTTAAGTTTAGGCATTAACTTAGGTTGGTTTTTTTGAGTCTGTTTTCAAAAATTGATTGAATATCCTGGAATTGTTGCTCTAATTCCTTTTGGATTATATGACTATGTTGCAATAGTTCCCTATTGTCGCTATTATAAAGAATTGAGTTAATTTCTTTTACTAACTCAATTCCCTTTTCTAATTTGGTTAATCTCTGGTCAATTTCCACTAATTCTGACCATTCGTAAAGAACATGATGCAATTTTTTAATCCCATTCGGGTGTTGGTTTTTTTGCTCTGTTTATATCTATCTTATCTTGCAAGTCATTAAATTGCTTTATCTCATGTTCGATTAATCTGCATATGCTAGAATTAATCTCAAGATAATGCTCTTTATGGTCACTTTCTGAATAATGAAAGTTTAAGCAAGTGCGGACGTATTCAAGTTGTTTTTTAGTTAATTCCATTATCTGCAAAGTTCCTCAAAACGTCTATTTGCTTCATTTGCAATTACTGGTAAATAACCAAGTTCAGAATTTTGGTCAAGTGCATCAAGTTGGTCTGAAGTCAAATTGTTTTCAATTCGATACTCCTCCCATACCTCATCATACAAATTTTCAAGAATTGTCTCGTTATGTATGCAACTCAT